ACTCGGCCTGGACGACCACCTCATGTCCGTCGCCAACGCCCACGAAACCAACTGTTACCTTCTCCAGCAGCGCGTCCGCGACCCCAAGGGTCAACCGGGCCTGGAGCGGGAGCCAGTCAACTTCGACCTCGTCGGGGAACTCGGCAAGACCGCATCCAGCAAGACCTCGAGCCCGAATGAGGAAAAGGACATCGTCCACCTGCTTCTTACGGTGGGTAAGGCTGTCCACTACGACGACATTGAGAATCGGTTTTACCCCTCTGGTACGACCTCCAGATCACTTGAGGCTCTCGAGGGTGAAGGCACCATCTACTGGAACCCAAGCTCGGAGATGATCTACCTGCGGAATCCAGGCAAGGCCAAGAAGGAGTATGGGCACAAGAGGGTCCGACTCGCCTTCAACAAGTACAACGCCCCCGAGCTCATCGGCCAGCTCCTGACCGTCCTCAAGAAGGAGGGACTCAAGGATGCGGAGAACCAGATCAGGATGAAGAAGATCCCGCAGCTCATCGAGAAGGCGTGGTCCGAGAGGGACGCCGCAGAACGCCTGGCTGCCACCTGGTTCGGTCGTACATCCACCGATTCCGGAGCTGGTTCGGCCGAGGGGCACTTCTTCGACAACCCCGAGCGCCGCGAGGTCCGGGAGTTCCACGACACGGGGGCCGTGAGCAACGATCCCGCAGCAGCCGCACAGTCCGTGGAGAACATGGAGGAGTACACGGAGGAGGCCAAGGCCCCCTCGGGCGACGTCACCTCCCCCGCCGATGCGGCGCAGGCCGCCAAGGCCGCACCGCCCACACCTGCAGAGATCAGGGAACTCCCCGGCGACGCCGCCGTGAGCACCCTCAATCGTTACATCATAAAGACCGAGGAGCCCGTCACGGGCGTCCCCGAATCCAGGGACGATCTCCCGAAGCACCCCGAGGAGGGTGCCAAGGTGGGCCGGGCTTGGCGGGTCATGAAGGAGGAGAACTGACATGGCAAAGGGAACACAACCACCATTCACCATACTTGTGGCGAACCTGAACTCTCCCTCCGACCCGAGTGCGGGCGTAGCTGCGGGGAAGGCGCGCATAGCATTCACGACGCAACTCGTCAGAAACGCTGACGGAAACTGTCGCACTGGGACACTTTCCGGCGCCGTATCCGGCTGCACGGCCTCCATCACCGTCACCACCGGGGGTGCGGATCCCGTGGCTCCGACAGCGCAGCTTGAGGATGTCATCCACATCGGTGGTGTTGAGATCATCGAGGACAGAGACTTCACTGTGACTGCCACGAACGCAGACGCCACCGCTACGGCCCTCGCCACCGCCATCAACAACCTGGACGACTTCTCAGCCGAGGTGAACGGCGTCACGACCAACCAGGTGGACATCACAGGACCCATCGGCCCAGTGAAGATCCCCATCAAGATCGTGACCCGCTCCGGCAACTATTCGCTCTCCGGCAACGACGGCGACAATATGACCCAAGGCGGCCCTTCCATCGGCGCCCCCACCATCACTTCATAGCCCCCCTGGGCGGTGACTCTCCTATTCTCGGTACGGTGGTAGGGCGTTCAACGTACTGTCCATAGGAGGAATGACATGCCCAGATCAAAGGGTCAGACAAAGGCCGCAAAGGTCGCAATACTCGCAAAGGCTCCCGCCGATGCGACCCGGGTAAGGGTGCTCGACGAGTTCGGCAAGGAGAAGTACAGGGGCCTGGATGCCGTCCTGGACACTGACACCATCGACGTCAAGAAGGACGGATCCCCCGTGGTCATGAAGGGGAAGCCGGGCCGCAAGGGAAACCCCCGCAACGCCCCCGTGGCGAACCAGGCAGTTGCAGATGCCATCCGGCGCAAGGACGACATCCTCGACGAGGATCAAGTCCTGAATGCCGCCAAGCAGGCACCTGAGTCCTCGGAGGTTCTGCATCAGGTCATGATCCAACTCGCGGAGGAGGCGGCCAGTCTGAAGTTCGAGAGGACGGAGGCCGAGCGCAAGGGTGACGGCACCAGCAACATCTCGCAGCGGCGAGCTCGCATCCTCCAGGCCGTCGGCGACACCTGGCTGAAGAGGAAGGCACAACTCACGACGCAGGGGTTGAACCTCGATGGTCCCGAGTTCCAGGCTGTCTTCAGTCTCATCTCCGAGACCTTCAAGGATGCCATGCTCGAGGCGGGCGCTCGACCCGAGATGGTGGAAACCGTTTTCGCCAAGTTCGCAGGAAAACTTACTGATGAGTGGCAGGTGGAGGCCAAGCACCGCATGAAGGATTCATAGGATGGGATTGTCAGATGTGGCCCTCTCTGTGGGCAAAGTGGATTCGGGGAATGTGGAGGTGGCTGACATCATCACCTTCATTGAAGCTCCCTGGGGGCTCGGGATGAGGTTGTTCCCCGTCCAGAAGATCATTCTCAAGGCCCACTACGGGATCCCCCTCGACGACAAGGCGACCTTCAAGCTCTCCGACTGGCAGAAGAAGGATTTTCGGGATGTCACCGAGGTCGAGTACCTCCAGATGCTCCACAAGGAGGGCCGCTCCAACATCTCCGAGGTGGTTGAGGGGGACGAGCGGCGAGAGCTCATCCTCTCCATCGGTCGGCGGTCGGGCAAGACCACTCTGGCAGCCTGTGTGTCCGCCTATGAAACATATAAGCTCATGAAGAAGGGCGACCCGCAGGACTACTACGGCCTACCGAGCTCGAACAACATCCAGATCATCTCCGTCGCTACGGACAAGGATCAGGCGGGCCTACTCTACCAAGAGGTGTCGGGCCACTACCGCAACTGTGCCTTCTTCCACCCCTACATGGCTAACAACACCATGTCGTATGCGCGGTTCCAGACCCCTCAGGACATTGAGCGGTACGGCAAGTACGAGGACGACCCCAACGCCAAGGCCACCGTCAAGATCACTTTCCGGAGCTGCGTGGCGAAGGGTCTTCGTGGTGCTGGTAACCTCGTGGTCATCTTGGATGAGGTCGCCCACTTCACCGACTCCGGCCAGAGCTCTGCGGCGGCGGTCTACAATGCGGTCACGCCCTCGACCTCGGCCTTTTCACCCAAGGATCCAACCGACTCGAGGATCCCCATCGGTCCAGTCGAGGGACGCATCATCTCCATCAGCTCCCCTCTCGGCCGACAGGGCCAGTTCTACAAGCTGTTCCAGATCGCCATGCGCGGCGGGGCAGCCTCCAAGAACATGCTCGCCATCCAGGCTCCGACCTGGGAGGTGAACCCCACCGTTCCAGCAGGTGAGTTTCAGAAGCACTACGTGAAAGATGCCGCTGTGTTCTGGACCGAGTACGGCGGTGTGTTCACCGACCGCACGAAGGGGTGGATCGACAAGGAGGCCGATCTTATGGCCTGCATCGACCCCGCAGCTCGCCCCGCTCTCAGCGGCAAGGTCAGGCAGCCGCACTTCCTCGGGCTCGACCTCGGCCTTGTGGGCGATGGATCCGCCATCGCCATCGGGCACATCAACGAGGATCAGAGGATCATCGTCGATTATGTGGACAAGATTCAGGCGGGGTACGGGGAGCACATCGGTAAGGACCGCCTTGAGTTCGAGGATGTGGCCGACTGGGTGTTGGCCCTCAGCAAGAGGTTCTATCTGGTTGAGGGGATGTTCGACCAGTGGGCGGGTATCCCGCTCGAGCAGGCACTTGTGAAGAGGGGTCTACGGCAGATGCGGGCTGAGTCAATGACGAAGCCGAAGGTGTCCGAGATGTTCCGCAACTTCAAGGACATGATGTTCGACCAGAGGGTCATCCTCTATGACCATCCGATCCCCGAGGGGAAGGATCACTGTCCCTACATTACGGAGATTCTGGAGCTTCAGGCCGAGTATCACTCTAAGTATGTCACCACGGTCGAGGCACCGAACATTGAGGGCAAGCACGACGATATGTCGGATGCTCTGATCCGTATGGTCTGGCTCGCCAGCAACGCTCTCGGCAAGCCCCGGTATATCGCCACCCTGAAGGTCCAGCGCGGCGGAGAGTCCCAGACCTCCAGGCGTAGGAGGGCCCGCGTCAAGGCGCTGGCTGGCGGCACATCTCCTGACAGACAGGCGCCGCCGGGTTCAAAGGGGAGGAAGTGGTGAGCGACTGGCAACCAAGCGCAACTGCCCATCGGATCATCATGAGGATCTTGGAGTCCTCGTTTGCCGACGAGGTGGTGCATATCCAGAAGGAGTATGACCATGTGGTCGGGGCCTTCGAGGCTGGGGGTGGTTCTTGGTATCGCTTCCATAGGGGATCCATAGAGGACATCCAGCTCTTGAAGAGGCTTGTGAAAGCAGCCGTGAAGAAGGGGCACATTTCAAGGCGGGGATTCCCGAATAGGAGATAGAAATGAGTGTGCAACTAAATATCACACAGCACGATGTGGACATGATGCTCATGGGGGACACTCTGCCTGTCGAGGCAGGCCCCGTGCTTCGATCCAACGGATGGCGCGGGGGGACCTTTGTGGCTTACGCCACCGGCGACGGGCGCGATTTCACCGTGGAGATCTCGGACGGAGTCCTCGCCGTAGGGTTCCTCCTGTTCCCGAGTGAGGGCTACCCGCCGACCAGGGGCGGTGACCCGCATCAGAACTTCACCGCATACCAACTCGCCACGGCCGGCGTCACCGCCGCAGCCTCCGGGGCATCCGTCCTCACGATGATCGCGGGCGGCGGGCGCTATCTCTTCAACCAGTTCGAGACCACGGCGCTTGTCGGTGCCGGGACGAGGACGGGGGCCGCCATCACCTATGCACTCAACGACGATTTGAAGGTTTCCGAGAACGGCCTTTTGTGCAACGACTCCGATGCAAACCTCCTGGCAGCTACGGGAGGGGCCTCAACTGTGTTCGTGGGGTATTGTTGTGTACCGCCCACCGCTGAAAGCGGTAGCAAGATCGGGGTGGATTTGAAGTTCTAAGGGGACAATGATGGCCAAAAGGATCAGAGCAAATGCATCCCCCCACCCCGTTGACCGGGATGGGATGCGGAGGGTGGCAAGGGCTGAGGCCGAGTTGACCGCCGCTCTGAAGGTCTACTCCAAGTTTTCCTCTGGTGCAGGCCGCTCCCCCGCTCGTCGGAGAGCGGACGAGGCCGTGGGGGCCATCCGGGAAGCTCTGAAGAGGCTTGGGACTGTCAGGGGGGTTCACCCAGGGTATGACATGACTGATCCCGATCTTGCACCTGAGGGTACAAAGGTGGTCCGTAGGACCGAGCGGAGGGTTGCAGAATGAGCAAGAAGAAGATGATGCAGGAGCAGATCGAGGGGGCCGAGGAGGTCGCCAAGGTTCCCGGGCGTGAGAAGGTCTCCACGGGGAAACCCAAGAAGGTCGTCACCACGAACCTCCGGGCGAAGACCGCCTCGTTCCCCAACGGGGGCGGGACCATGGGGGGGTCCGGAGGGAACTTCTACAGCCCCGAGCTGTCAACGGACTTCCTCGAGCTTCCACAGTCTCTCGACGAGCAGCGCAACTACTATCGGTTTTTCTACCGTTCTGACCCCTTCGTAGGGCAGGCCATCGACCTCCACACCGAGCTCCCTCTCTCGAAGGTCCGCCTGAACATTCCGAAAGCCCAGGATCGGGATCTTGCCAGGAGGTCCCTTGAGTTCTGTGAGAAGTGGGCCCGGGATGTGGGCCTCCTGCACAGGCTTATTGAGATCGTCCACGACTACTACCTTCTTGGGGAGGTGTTCATCTTCGTGGAGGACGGCAGCCCCGACATGCCCGAGGACATCCGGCAGGAACTCGTTCGGGTGGTGAACGAGGAGACTGGCGATGCCGTCGAGGAGTGGCGGGATCGTGACGATGCTGATGCCAGAGCTGTTGACTGGCTCAAGAAGAACTACAAGGGATGGTCCGCCATCCGGGTCCTCCCACCGGAGCAGATCCACATGGAGGCGTTCCCTTTCACGGACGAGCGCATCATCGAGCTCATCCCTGACTCGAAGACCAAGGATCTGATCAACCAGGCCGATGCTGGGGATGCACAGGCATTTAGGGTTGTCGATTCTATGCCTGCGGATGTGGTCAGTTCCATCCGCATGGGGGAGAACATCTCCCTGAACACGGATCCAGAGGCAGGGTCGTTCGTCTACTACATGTCCCGCAAGAAGTCGCAGTACGAGGCCCGCGGACACAGCATCCTCGAGCGGTGCATCCGGACCCTTGTCTACCGTGACAAGCTCCGCCAGGCCCAGACCTCTATCGCCTCGAGGCACATGACTCCGATCCGGGTCGTCTACGGCGAGGATATGGACATGGGCGATGTTGAGGAGCTCAGGGACCAAGTGGACCTGGCCCTCCAGGACCCCGACTATTCCATCATCGCCAACTTCCAGATCAACTGGGAGGAGATGGGGGCCGACTCGAGGCTTCTCGACCTCTCCGGCGAGTATGATCTCACCGACCGGCAGATCTATGCCGGTCTCGGGGTCACCGAGAGTCTACTGTCCGGAGAGTCCTCCTACTCTGGGGACCGCATCAACCTCGAAGTCATCAATACGCGGTACATGCTCCTGCGGGAGATCCTCCAGGACATGGTTGAGGAGTACATCCTCAAGCCCATGTGTGCGCGCATGGGCTTCGTGGAGAAGACGGAGTCTGGGGACGAGGTTGTGTTCCCGAGGCTGTCCTTCACCCGGCTGTCCCTCCGCGACAATGCTGATACCTTCGACGCCCTGTTCAACCTCTATCAGAAGGGGTCTTTGGACATCGACATCATCCTGGAGCTCCTGAACATCGACCCCGAATCCACAAAGGAGAAGCTCGAGAGGGATCTGTTCGGACTCAACGACGCGACCTTCAACGAGGTTCTGCGCGGGGTTTACGGGGAGGTCGGCCGTGACTTGGCTGAGAACTCCGATGTCAGCGAGATCATCGCAGAGAAGCTCGGCCTCAAGTATGCGAAACCCTCTGAAGAGGGTGGGCGGTTCTGAGCCTATCCCCCGATACGGGGTAGGACCCCGTTGAAGGAGGCATTGTGCCGGAGGCAGGCAAAATCAGAAGGATGGCGGAGGACGAGATCCCCATGCTCCCCATCATGGAGCCTGGGTACAACCTCCGAGAGATGGCGAAGCAACTCGCCCTTCTTGAGGACCACCTGTTCCAGGAGGCCAAGCGATGCCCCGACTGCATCCGCAAGCACTTCCTCACCGTGGAGGCCCTGCTCGAGGAGGCCGTGACCCTCGACGAGTCCGGCGACCTTGCAGAGCAAATCCCCGAGGTCGTGGACTGGATCCGCGAGCTCCAGGGTGAGTGGATCGATGGAACCAACCCCGCAGAGATAGCACAGGCCCTCCGAGGACTCCGCAAGCAGGTGTCGGAGGACGTGTTCGACGTCCGCGAGCTCCAGGCATCCTGTGTAGCAACCAGATACGCCGCCCTCACCTTCACCGTCCACGGGTACGAGTATCCGGATGATGGCCCCCACGCGAAACTCATGTCTCAGTACATGGCCCCGCCCGACGACAAGTACAGCGAGGCAAAGTGGAACCTGTACCGGGACTGGGCGAAGAAGCGGCGTGTGAGCAAGGACGACATGGAGGCCGTCCTGGAGGCGTTCGACAACGGCATGGCCAACTACGTCCTCCGAGGCCCCGCCCGCAAACCGAAGGATCTCGATGAGATCGCACGGCGCCTACAGATCAAGGTGGGGACCAAGTCGCCCGCCGAGCGTGAGGACGAAGAGGTCGAGAGACTGGTCCGCAGGAATCCGACGAAGAAGCCGCCACGCCACGACCTCCGCCGGGAGCGCATCCGGGTGGAGGACGACCCCGACATCGAAGATCTCGGCCAGGAGGGGGACAAGGACATCTCCCGCAACTTCAAGCGCGTGGGGTCCGAGCTCATCTCGAGTGTGATCCGGCTCCACCACCTCAAACTTGTCACGGCCGTGGTTCGGCGGCGAGTTGGGAGTCATTCACCGGGTGACACTTGGAAGTCAGATAGCGGTGCCTGGTACGGGATGAGTCCCGCCGGGACCACGCAGGGGTTCGAGGACGATCAGGAAGCTGCCAAGGCCTTCGCCTCCGGCGGCGATGGGGAAGCACCCGAGGACGAGGCGCCCGAAGATACGGGTCCCTCTCGGGAGGATCTCGAGAAGGAGCTGGCCGAATCCGCCGGAAACGCGCACGACTCCATGGCGGACGCCGGCCTTCCGGACGCTTTTGACCAGGCCCTATCCGGCCTGGACGAGGCGGGGCAGGCCGAGATGGGCGCCGCGTATGCGGAGGCCCGGGCCGGATTGGTCGGTGGGGGACTATCTGCCGCCGAAGCGGAGAAGGCCCTGTCGGAACCCTACACGGGTAGCGACCCCAAGAAGCTCGGGGCGGCATTGGCCGCTGCGGAGTACGCCAAGAAGGTCACCCTGAACCCGCTCATGTCGGGTGGCCCGATGTCGCCCCCGGGAAACATCTCCCCTCCCTCCCCAGAGCAAGTGGCCCGCCGGACCACCGAATCCTTCGAGAATGCGAAGGACATGTCTACCGACCAGAGGAAGGAGCAGGCGGACGGCCTGCTCGAGGAGATGAAGGGACTCGACGAGGGAACCGCCAGACATGCGGAGGCCAAGGCCGCCCTCCAGGGGCTCCAGCTCGCTGCAATCGTGGACGGGGTGGACGAGGACGACTTCCCCGGCGGGAAGGAGGCGGCGCCTCCTAAGGCGTTCCAGTCGATGGTCAAGATGCTGGCCTCGCAGCCCGGCGGCCTCGCACTCCTCACGGCCCCCGCAGAAAAGATGTACGAACCGGACCACAGGGCCCTGCTCCAGCAGTCGATGAACGGTCTCTCCGATGAGGCTTTCATGGAGGTCCTGGGCGGCTCCGACAGCGGACCTGGGTCCATAGCCAAGATGCTTGAGGACGCCGACGACCCTTCCATGAGGAGGCAACTCCGAGAGATGGCCATGGAGTGGCACATGGACGAGGCATCCATCCTGCCCGCCATCATCCAGGAGCAGAACCCGAATGCATCCCCACAGGAGATCACGGACCAACTCCGGGAGGCCGAGGACGACCAGGCCGACCTGGAGAGGCGCATCGGCGAGGGTTACGAAGACGACGGGGCCGATGAGGTTCTCCGGATCATAGAGGAGACAAGGCGGCAGCAAGTGGAGAACATTAGGGGGGAGGACGCCACCGGCCCTGCATCGGCCAATGCCGATGCATTTCTGGAAACTGGCGACCGCTCACAACTTCTCACAGGGACGGACCCCCCTCTCCCAAGCCCCCTGTGACCATCCAGGGTCCCTCCTTTCGATGGAGCATCTATATGGATTGACAATAATACGAGGGACGTTCGGTAGGGTATCGTTCGACCCGACCCGGGCACAAAATCATGGCTCCCCCGAGGGGCCTTCAATAGGACAAACGGAGGAACCCCCAAAATGTCACGAATCACTAAGCGGTCCGCTAAGGCCATCACCAATGACCTTGACCGACTCGCACAACTCTTCGAGAGCGCACACACTGAACTAGGCGTCCCTAAGAAGGTCGCCGCCGACTTCGCATACCGATGCGATCTCCTCTCCGACTATCTTGACAAGGCCGCTGGCGACGACGAGGACGCAGTCGAGGACATCGTCGATGGCGATGTCGAGAAGGTCACTGAGGCTGACGAGCCCTACATGGCCGACAAGACCGAGCAGGACGAGCTCACTGAGCTCGGCGACATGGTCGAAAGTGGCGGCCTCGGCAAGGGTGCCAACCTGAAGGCTCTGGCCGCGCAACTCATCCGCCTGGCAGACGAGGAAGCCGATGACGAAGAAGCGGATGATGAAGAAGCCGATGACGAAGAGGCTTCCAAGAAGTCCGCCAAGAAGTCCGACGACGACGACGACGACGACGCTGACGATGAGGAAGCCGATGAGGAAGCCGACGAGGAAGCATCCAAATCTGCCAAGCGTCTTGCCAAGCATCTGCTCCGCCTCCTGAAGGCCGGTGACGATGAGGGTGACGACGATGAGGCTGACGATGAGGAAGCTGACAAGGAAGCGAGTTTCGGCCACGGGTACTCGCTTTAGCCGAGGGAGGAGTATCCTGTGAGTGCATACACTGACTATCAGACCAGGGCTACGGAGTTCTCTGTGGGGGATGTTGTGTTTCCCTATGAGGCAGGCTCCGACAAGTCGGGGACGATTGTGTCCGTGTATCCCGCCATCGGGATGGTTGATGTGCAGTTTCCCAACGGCAGCAAGCGGTATCCAGTCGAAGACCTCCAGAGGGCCGATGGCCCTCGTCCGTCTGAATATGACTCCGTGCCCGGTGGGGCTGGATCCGTGAGCTTGCCGGGAGGCCCCTCCTCCGAGAAAGTCGCCTTGTACTGGGCCGTGAAGGATCGTGGCTACCATGCCACCAAGGCGGAGTGTCCGTCGGGTCCCTACTCGTGCCCCAAGTGCAAGGAGACTCCCCTCAAGAAGGCCATCTACAAGAGGCGCGAAGGGGCCAGCGAGCATCTGTTCGCTTGTCCTGGGTGCATGTTCCTCATCAAGAATCTGGACATCCACCACCATAGTGAGGGCATGTAGACATGGCTTTCATGAAACACGCCTACGCACATGTGGTGTCCCCGAAGTTCGATGACCGGGGCTGGGGGCGCATCCGTACCGCATCGGGGTCGCCAGCAGCAGCAGTCACCGAACAGGCTACCGAGATCCTCGGAAAGTCATTCAACCCCGAAGAATACCTGCTCACACACGCAACCATCGTGTGCTCCGTGGACGCCGTTGAAGTTCCAGGGGTCAAGACGGGGGCCGTTGAGGAGGATGGGCAGAAGGTTGTCCGTACCTACACGGATTACCGAATCGCAGCTTCCTGCGACAAGTTCATCAACAACAACATGGATGCCTGGTCCAGGGATGTGCTGGTCAAGAGCTACAGGACCTTCATCGGAGCTCACAACTTTGTCGAGCACGTCCAGATCGAGGAACTCTCTAAGGGGCGCATCGTCGATGCCGTCGCCCGGGACATCGGGGACAGCATCTACATCGACATCCTGATCGCCACCGACCGTAGGCACGCCGACCTGGTGGCCGCCATTGAGTCGGGAGAGATGAGCACCATGTCCATGGGTTGCTCTGTTGACTTCACCATCTGCACCAAGTGTGGGCACGTTGCGGCCGACGAGACCGAGATGTGCAAGCATGTGAAGTACGAGAAGGGCAACTTCTTCCACGACGACCAGGGCCAGAAGCACAGGGTTGCCGAGCTGTGCGGTCACTCCGCCCTCGACCCCACTGGCGGCGTACAGTTTATTGAGGCGTCCTGGGTGGCTACACCGGCCTTTACCGGTGCTGTGATGAGGAACATCATCAAGCCGCAGGAGATGAGCGCAAGGGCCGCCAAGCAGGCCGAGAAGGTGCTCTCCACCCCTCCCGACGCATGGGTGGATCCTTTGGGATTGTCCAAAGCCGCCCGCATCGAGGCCGGATGGGGAGGAGATGATGAGGATGAGGCTCCCGCAGCTCCCGCAGCTCCCGCAAAGGGACCCTTCGATGATCTCGAGGATGAGATCGTGGCAAAGATTCTTGAGAGAGCTCAAACTCGTCTCCAGAAGGATCTCGCCAAAGGGGATGCCGAGGTAGCCCTCTCTCCAGAGAACTCAACCTCAGCCCCCAATGACAACATAGTCAAGGAGGGGTTGAGCAAGCAGGCATACCTTTCCGGGTTGGGAGCCCTCGTGACCACATCGTCTAGCGATGCTGATCTGGTCAACCGGGTGGCAACTTTCAATGAGTCCGCAGGGATTAGCATCTCTGTTGGTATTTACCGTGCCGCCCTTTATGCGGGGCACACGGGTCAATATAGTGATTTCAAGGGGTTTCTTGGTGCTTGTGAGAATGCACTGGGTAGAAGGCCTACAACCGCTGAGTCTATGACATTGATCCGTCTGGGCCGGCTAATCTCGCAACGTACGGATCATCAATAACCCGGCGGAAGCCGCAGAGGAGCAAGACCATGGCACGTGTACGAATGACACAACGGGGCCGCCGAGCGGCCAACCCACCCGCAAACCCGAGGGAGACCCCGGACCACCCCGCTTTCGAGCCGGATCCAGAAGTGGGGGACTACGGCATGAGCAGCGACTTCGCTGCAGAGCCTACTACGGGCCCATATCCGAACTCGGCACATCCCGCGACACCTGATGAGGGACCGTCCGACCATCCTGCAGCCAAGAAGGCAGCACGTGCCAAGTCAGCGCGTCAGCGCCGACGCGCAGCAGAGCGCAAGGCAGCCAAGTGCATCCGCATCGCTCAGTCCATGCTCGGCCCCGTCGCCACCACGGCGCAGGTTGAAGACCAGGCGGTCGACCTTATGGATCTGTCGGACAAGGCCATCAACACGGCCCTCCGTCGTCTGTCCAACTCGTTCCTGTCCGAGGATCAGAATGATCCGGGCGCGGACACCCTGGCCCCTGAAGGCGAGCCTGTCATCCAGTTGGATCCCGTGGCTGAAATGCCGCTGATGTCCGACCACGACATTGAGGCTGAGGAGCTTCTGGCCCTGATGCTCGCAGAAGAGGCACCTGAGGCACCCGCTGTACCCGCAGCACCTGCCATGGAATCGCCGATGCCCGCTATGATGGAAGAGCCGATGGCTGACGAAGTCCCCATTCAGGCAGTTGGGGATGTTGTCCTTTCGCCTATGGGCGAGGATCCCATGGGTCTGGATGCCGCTCCCGCAACCGACGACATTCTCGCGGAGCTGTTCGGAGGCGGGCACATGGCCGCTGACGAGGAAGCGGATGACGAGGAAGCGGATGACGAGGAAGCTGACGATGAGGAAGCATCCAAGTCCGCAGCCGACGAGGAAGCTGACGACGAGGAAGCTGACGACGAGGAAGCATCCAAGAAGTCTGCCAAGAAGGGCGACGACGAGGAAGCTGATGAGGAAGAGGCTGACGACGAGGAAGCTGATGAGGAAGAGGCTTCCAAGAAGTCCGCACGCAAGGCTGCCTCGAAGCAGCGTCCCCGAGGTCGCAAGGCCAGCAAGGGTGCAAAGACCCTCGGTGCCGTGACCAAGGCCGCAGCCAAGAGTGAGATCAGTGATCTCAGCAAGCTGTGGGAAACTGCCCCTGACGTCAGTGACGTCTTCGGCGTGTAGCGACCCCCGAAGTCCCCCGGTCGGCCCCGTCCGTCCGGGGGACTTTCGTTAGTCCGCCTATGAAGGACACCAATAGAGTAGGGACGGCCCGTCCCATGAAGGGCACGGTCTGGTTTTCAGACCACAACAACCCACCTCCCCTAACAGGGAGCACTGCCTTTAGGAGATTTTATCATGGCACTGCTTGGACAGGCGAGTGGTGGATTTACTGAGAGTAGCTCGGCGCTACGCATTCTTCACGTCGGTATTCGTAATACCGTCGGAGTGCTTACCGACGACGCCTTCACTCAGGTCAATCCCCCCATCATTACTACCAACGTTTCCGACCAGGTCGATACGACCGTGCTCGGTGTCCTTTCGGGCTCCGTCGCGTTCACTCGTCCGGACGAGGGAAGCAACTACATTGGAGGTCCCATCGCGGGCAACAGTGGCGTTCGACCCCTCGGCGTCTTCATCAACACCGCCAACGGCAACTCGTACGAGAACACGCCCGGCACCAGCTCCGGTAAGGGACCCTACGTCTCCGCCCAGGGTTGCTACGCCAACAACCTGTTCGAGACGGCCAACATCGTTGACGCCGGCGCGTTGACCTACGCAACGGGTGACCCCCTGCTCGCCAGCAGGAACGGCTACCTTACCAATGCTACAGCAGCGAACGACTCGCATGAGAGGCAGAACACTGCCGCTCTCAGTGAGCTCCTCGTTGCCGAAGCCTCTTCCACCCTCATCGGGATCCTCAAGATGCCTGCTGACGCAACCCAAGACGAAATCGTCTACGACCAGCGGGTCTGAGGAGAACATCATGAGCAACGTATCAAATGCAGTGAAGCAAAAGATCATCTCCGAGTACATCAAGACCCCACAGGGTCGTGCCAAGCTCGCAGCCTCGATGACCCAACCGCTTCGTACCCGTCGGGACTACACCTCCGTTGGCCGCAAGACCTTTTTGGTCGAGCAGCTTCCGGACGGCGCCCTTCCGATCTACGACAAAGACCCTGATGTGACGGCGTACGTCGTCGGCGAGGAAGGCCAGAACATTCTGGCTGTCACCAAGCCGCGTCGTGTGATCTTTCCGCTGTTCGAGATTGCCTCGAACCCGGAGATCCCGCTGACCCAGATCAAGGAGCGCAGGTTCGACCTCATCGAGCGTGCCCAGGATCTTGCCCGTGCGCAGATTCAGGCCGCCGAGGACGAGCGTGTGTTCGCTGTTCTGGACAGTATCGCCGCCGTTGGTTTCGACAGCATCGCAGGTGGAACGAACGCCGACATTCCAGTCGTCGCTCCGATCACCGGCGCAGTGCTGGCCGACGCCTTCTCCCTCGTGGAGCGCCACGACCTTCGGGTCGCCCGGATCTTCATGAACGCCCGCGATTACGCTGATTTGCGTAAGTTCGGTCGGGACATCCTGGACATTGAGTCTCAGGCTGCCCTTCTGAAGACGGGTCTCATGGGAACCCTCTGGGGTGCTCAAGTCATCGTCAGTCGTCTCGTGCCGGTCGGCACGGTGTACGTCTGCTGTGAGCCGGAAATGTTTGGTCGGATTCCTGTCCGTACCGAGCTGACTGTCCTCTCCGCAGACGACCCGAAGGCCCGCACCATCGGCTTCTCGGTGTTCGAGAACCTTGGCATCGGTGCCTACAACCCCCGCGGCCTCGCCCGTCTGAGCATCACCCGCTAACGGTGATGTGAAGCGGACCCGGTTATCTGGGTAGAACCGTACTGAAGCCCCCTTCCTGCCTCGGCAGGTTGGGGGCTTCTTCTATTTTGGGGGCCCCCCATCCATCCGTCGGTTTATACCCGATAGCTGTCCCCGTGTAGAGATGGGGTTCGCACTCGGAACCTGACTGGAGGACGGCCGTGGCAAAGAATGATGTGTATAACTCGAACTTCGGGGCACCTACCTTCGAGTCTCTGACCCGGGGAGTTGGCAAGGTGGGGGTCGATGCGGATTACCGCAACGACGGCCCCGACTATGATGATGCCCCGCAGATCACCTTCTACGGCAACGTAGTCCCGCCGGACATCGACCAGCCCGACACGGTGTCTCCCGCACTTGAGCTCCTCGACCCCGTCCCAGATACCTATTTAGGCCTCGGTGCGGGTGCCGGTTCCGAGCTGGTTTTCCTCGCTACCTTCAACGAGCAACTCCTGAACTTCGAGATCCTTGGCAACTGGGCCCTTTCTGGCCCCGGCTCCACGGGCATGTCCATGAGCTCCGTGGTCCTCTCCTCTGGACCTACCGCCGAGGGCAAGTGGGTCTATGGGGTCTATGCGAGTCATGGATCCCTCACTGAAGGTATCCTGACTCTGGCCATCAACCCAGGCTCCGCAAACTCAGCAACCACAATCCGGGATGCCTTCGGAAACGCTGTGGCTTCCGAGACATTCGACTGGTTCATCGACCTGACCCGCCCTCGGGTGGATGCCATGACCCCAGACCCGGATACGCAACCTCTCTTGATACTTGGCAACAACTGGGGCGACGGCTCATCTCTTGTCTGGTTCGACCTGACTTGGAATGAGTACATCCCCAACAATACGGCGGACAACACCGCCCGCTACACCATGCATCTCAAGGATGGCGGTGGGAACACCCTCGCATCCGCGGCCCCTATCACGGCGTACCCACTCTCCAGCAACATCCCCTCCTTCTCGGGCGACGGGGACATGGTCACGCGAGTGAAGTTCACCCAGCCGAGTACGTCCTTGCTGAATCAGACGGCCTCTGTCGAGCTCGTCCTCAATCAAGTCAATATGATCCTGGACCGTGCCGGTAACGACATGCTCGCCGAGGGCACCACCTATGTGTGGTCCGTGGACACGCAGGCCCCGACTTGGACCAGAGCAGATCCGACTTGCACCACCGTCACCCCTCCCATTCAACTCTCCCCCGGTGTAGTTGTCGGGCCCGAGTTCACTGAGGTGGAGTTCGATGAGTTCTTTGAGTCGGTGGACGGTCAAGGCCCCATCTACGATCCCGCCAACTGGATCATAGATGGGATGGCTGCCAACAGCCCCCAGGCCGTGAGTGTGGCCAGCGTGGTACGCACCACCAGTTTCGGTGCTTCTCCGTCCAGGTATAAAGCCAACTTCGTTTCAAGCAGTGGTATCGCGTCTAATGAGACGGGTCCCATGACCGTGACTCTGACCAATGTGGCGGACATTTCTGGGAACGCATTTGTTGGGGCCCCCCTCTCTTTCACTCACCACAGGGTGATTGATGACAATGGTTCGGACTTGGGCGCGCAGTACCCCACTGCCACCTACACCCCCTCGGGGACCGCACCCCCCGGATGGAATGGTGCTATCCAAGTGGATTTCGTGGGCGTTGTTCAGCCGATGACAGTTGCCAGAGCGGCAGCCGCATGGGATCTCGATCTTCCCGCCGGCGTTGCCTTTTCGAGGGTGGATCAAGTCACAGGGGCCCACGGGGTTACCGCACACCAGATCCATTTCACTTGGTCTGGCTTCTCCGGTGTTGGGACTGTCAAAGTCAAACCCGCAGGTCTGAATCTGGCTTGGGACGCCCAAGGACCGGAAGGCGTTCGGGCCAAAGTCGGATGTGCTGGAGCTGGTGGTCGACCCCTTTCGTATGCCGCACAGAGCTGGGTAGATCCAGCCACTTACTGGCACGAGGTCATCATTGACACCACGGGGCCCTCCATCTTGTCTTGGTCACCCTCTGCGGGGGTCACCGCTGCCGCTTCATTCGGGTCGTCAATCACTGTGACGTTCGACAAGCCCATCCAAGAGACCGTCTCTGTGTCGATTGCTCCCAATATCGCCAGTGGATCCTCCATCATTGTAGGGGCGGTTGCTTACCCTTCAGCGACTACACTTACGATCCCCTTGAGCACCTTCACTGTTGAAGCGGGGGATGCTTTCATCATCACCCTTGCGAACGTGCAGGATCTCAACGGGAGCTCACTTGAGGGATCCAACTCAGCAGCATGGACCCTCGCGGACACCGACTCTCCTTACATTATGAGTACGTTGTCGATCATGTCCACCGTGGACGCAAACGGGGATGTGGAGAGTCCCTGGGGGCACAGCGCCTCCTGGGATCTGGATTTCACCTCGATCCCAACGAATGACTATCTTGGTGTTCAAGGTGTCGTGATCGGTTGGAATGAACCCACCGTCGGCTTTCAGTCCACTGGAAGTGGGACCTTCGCGCCTAGCAACTGGGAAGTCACGATGGGCGCCAACGGCGACGCGTTCCCCAGTGACTGCATCGTTGAGATTATCGCAGCGGATAGCACACTGGGGACTCCTGACGGCCTGTGGGATCAGTCTGGGAACCCTGCGCTCCAAACTCAGGGCCACACCCTCAGCCAGGTGATGTTCCTTCATTGTGTGGATCAGGCAGGTGCTCCTCGGATCATCACGGCAGCGGTGGCCGCCGCAGGTGTCCGTATCAAGCCCCTCACTGGGATCGTCGATATTGCCGGCAACAACGTCGTTGCGGGTCATGCGCCTATCCTTCTTTCCTGCACAGCTCCCGAGGTCGCGCCTACCGCGGCGGTGCTTAGTGGGAGTTTGGATGCCGGCGGATCGGATTCGGTGGACTTGCAGTTCACAGATTCGGATAACCCACAGGTGGCTCATCACTACAAAATGTTCACGAGCACCGATGGTGGGTCATCATGGGTTTTTGGTGAGACCCACTATGCCCCCAGCTCGAGCACGGCGGGCAGCTTGGGGTGGAGTACCCCGTACTCCTTCAAGATCATTTCCTACAACTCTTCAGAGTCCCTTGCTATCGACAGCAACGTGGTCGCTGTCACCACTCCTGTTGAACCCTCGGTGTATTATTCGCCGGGTGCCCTCTCCTCTAAAGCCCAACCTCTCTCCCCTGAGAACTATGGGGGCAGTGGTTACCTTCCGGACTCCGCTTTCGATGCTTCCGGCAACCTTATTACACCCCTCACCATCTCGGATCTCGAAGGTATTGGATCTCCTAGTAACGATGCCTACGGCAGTAATGCTGTGACGCTCCGTCCCGACGGTGACGGTCGATGGATCTTTGTTCTGGGTGTAGTCCAGAGTCCCGCCGAGATTTCAGCGGGAGGCAGTCTGACAGGATCTGCGACTGGAACCGATGCGGAGCTCTACAACGGGTGGTCACTGGCCTCACATGTCGAATACACCTACTTTGACCTCGACGATGTCAACGATGTCGACGGGTTCATGATCAACTCCGGTACGGGTGCTTTACTACCCAACCGTCCAGTGCATACCGTCGCACTCACCAAGGGCGCTCAAAACGGCCTGGGGACGAGTGCGAAGCTCGGCTACCTGGTGTTCCCGAACACCGATTCGGAGGACGACTGGAACAACGTGTTTACGGATTCTGTGTCCAACTTCGGATCCGCTTCCGCAGGGAACGACAGGTTCTCGTGGCTCCCCCCACTCGCTCCTTCCACACGGTATGTCGTGGCTTTCAGGACCGTTCACATGGACGGTGCCGCTGCTGGAGCTGCGCAGTATGGCGATTGGATGATCTTCACGGGAGCGGGGAACTCCGGAGTTTCCGCTGTTGATTATGCAGGGTCGGGGTGGTCGAACCACATCGACATCATCGCCGGCAACGGAGCCTTCGACGGGGCCCTCGAAGGGGCCGACGGGAGGCTGGTAACTCTGGCACCCTATCTACCCGAACACCCTGCAGTAGATGCCCCCGTCCTCGAGATCGAGGACGCAGTGACCTTGAAGGTGTCGTGGCCTCATGCCCCAGTTACCAGCAAGATGGGTCTGGTCCCCGACAACGACACAGATTTCTTTAGGGCCGAGTTGTTCAAAGATGGGGTACTCGCTGTGGCATCCGATGTTACTTTCCATGGTCCAGGCCATGCAAGTCCTACGGGAGCTGTGGTGGAGCAGTTTTTCGGCCTCGGGGCCGCACTCTCCGAGAGTCATACATGGCAAGCTCGTGTGTCCGTCCGCAACTTTGCAGGTGTCCTTTCAGTAGCCACCTCCGCAGTACAGGCATCCGGTCTCGGTGGCATGTCCAACCAGGTGGTCACCACGGAGGTGTACACTAGCACTCCGTTTTACGTGGGCATTACAGCGCACAGCATCGGTGGCTCCCCCGTTTCTGTTGGCAGTGCGAATGGCACATCGGCAGTTCAGGACTCCGCCTTTGATGGGGTCATCCGGTTCACCTTCTACAACGATTGGGACAACAGCTCCCCGACCACGATGCCCAGCTTCCCTGCGGGCGTTGCATGGGGTGATTGCTACACCGTGAGGGTTGCCGACGATGTCCTCGGAGTAGATGGTAACTCTGGCAGCGAGACCTCTGTGACTTGGCGACCCCTGACCTCAGGAGAGATCGGATCCGTGGGGTTTGTGCAGGACGCTTGGTATCACCAGTTCGACTTTTCGGCCCTCAAGCAGCACGGTCGCTGGATTCAGATCGTCATCCACGGTGAGAATGGGGTTGTCGCCCTTCCAGAGGGCGCAGGGGCATCACCCCACATTATGCTCCCCGCCACCCTGCCCGATTCGCCGAACTGGGTGGGTGAGGCCGCCGGCGCAGGTTCACGTCACTGCGAGGAGGCCGCTGTAGGGACTGGGACCGATGCCAATACACACTACATCGGTGAACACTGGTACAACATCGTCTGGCACACCAACGGCCCCGTTGTCTTGGACCCTGGGTTCACTAGTTCGGGTTCTCCATCGGGCTATCAAGGTGCCGCCGTGTTCCGTCATGTGTGGCACGCCGAAGATGCCACTCTCCAGTCGACGATGGGAGTGAACTCCAGTGCTGCATCCCAGGGTTGGGTTATGGCTAAGAGCTATGCCCATGGAAATGCCGTCCCAGAGTGGGGTTGGTTCCGGGGTTATGACCAGCATGATCATAAGAACTGGTACGACGAAGTTGCCTTTGGCTACCCAGTCTCGAATGCTACCTGGGGGGCCATTGAGGATCCCAGCAAAACACCTAGCTGGGGAAAGACCTCTGGGTGGGGGGCTCAGGGAAGTAATGCGGTTGCTGCCAATATCGTCATGAGTTTCTGGGCTGTTACGGACTATCCTCTTGTATCTGGCCCCTACCAGAGTGAGCAACGGATGGTCTACGGGATGGGAACCACAGCCCTCACCCCTTATTATTACGAGGGTGAAGTGTTCGTGGAGGACAGTGGCGGCAACCTGGTCACAGCTCGCTCTCAAGGGTGGCTACTCGAGGCACATGGCTTTGTCCATGGAGGCACCCATGCAGGGCGCGGGATCCTTCAGGTTATTGTTACCGATGCGGGGGGTGCAAGTAGCTCGCCCTTGTGGGATTCAAATCTTGCAGGTGTCTCCCCACCTCTCAAGATCTCCATCTTCGATGTGAAGAGTTCATTCAACAACACGACTTCCCAGTTCCAGTTCTTGGACTTCCGGGTGGTGGATCTTCAGCGGGCTTCACTCACGGCTTCGGGCAACACCTTCCCGTGGACCAGTCCCGCCAACCCATCTGATTGGAAGTCACAGGTCGCTTGCACCCTTACCTTCGCACAAGGTTCCGGAACCTACACCCCTTACTGGACTCACCTGGGGGACAGCACCTACTCGAATGGGGTCACCACCCAGACTATCAGCAACAGCGTCTTGATGGCGGACAACGCGGTCATCGCTGTTTGGACGGCAGCCGCAACGACTCCTTATGTTGGCATGCATGCCGGCTGGACTTTTGTAGATGCTACGAGCTCGTCTCCCGCCCACCGCAAGATCGTTACGGGGTCCACGGTGTTGTACTACGAGATCGAATCAGGACTCTACTGGAGCGACACCCATTGGGATCACAGCAAGGTCGCCTCTGGTTCCTACATAATCATTTACTGTGAGCACGGGTAGGAGGTCACATGGCACAACAAGGTACATCCGGGATGTTTTCCGCCGTAATGGCGAACCTGACACCCGCACATCTGTCGGCATACGAGGGTGCGGGGGTCACGAACGGCATCCTCGACGCAACATTCGATCCAGCGGAGTCAACTTCTGGGTTTTCCAGTGGCATGTATGAGTACGATCCTGCTGCGGATGCATCCCTCGGGTCCTGGCTCGATTGGGACACCCGGATCATCGAACTCGGGGGATCCGATCAGAGTGTGTTCGACCTCGGCACTCCCTCACGCCGCTGGCGCAACATCTACACCGAAACTGGGGTGGATGTTCTCTCTGACGGGACCCGCAAGAGGTTCATCCGGGATTGCGAACTCGGTGTCGGGTTTCTCATGCGGCTTCGGCCCGTGAGCTTCTCTTGGAAGAGGGGAGCTTCGGGAACATTTCACGGGTTCATCGGGCAGGAGGTTGCCGAGGCTACGAAGGGCCTTCCGTTTTCCGGTGTTGCCGAAAGCGACGGGACATACAGCCTTCGGTACACGGAGCTCTTTGCTCCCCTTGTGAAGGCCGTTCAGGAGCAGCAGGCCACCATCACCTCCCTCAAGGACGAGCTCGCCGTCCTACGATCCAAACTGGACATCCTGGCCGCCGCTATTGGGTAGTGTGTGACGTGGATTCCACTTGAGGGATCCTCGGAGCATGGAGATCCAATGACGGACAGGAACCTCTTCGAGAAGGTTTTGTTCCCGGAGGGCGTGTCCCACATGGGGACCTATGCCAATGCCTTCAGAGTCACCGACGACGGGGCCGGGGAGATGTTCCTCGACTTCATGGTCTATTCGGGACAGGAGGAGGAGGCCGAGATGGTGTCGAGGGTCAGGGTGAGGCAGGACTTCGTCCAGTCCATCCTCGAGCATCTCGCATCATTCGTGGAGGCCGAAAGAGACAGCAGCGGCATATTCCGCCTTGTGTCCGGGCCAGACATCAACTGAAGGGTATTGTATGTGGGTCCACCCCGATCCACGGAGGAGAAACAGACATGGCAAGTATAGAGTTCAAGAAGGGCAACCCCCTCAAGCTGAGGGCCACCACGCAAATCCACCTCGGCAAGGTTGAGAAATACATCAACGCTGGCGACATCATCGAGTTCGACGGGCAGACCCTCGACCTCGGGGGCGGTGAGATCCATAATCTTCCGCAACTCCGGGGAGCTGTCCTTTCGGGATGGCTCGTTCCTGAATCCGACACCACCACCGTGTATACGCCGAAGCCGGCAGACATCAAGATCAGGCCGGCCCTGTCCGCTGACAAGGAGCGGGGTGCCGCCATGAAGGTGGAGAAGGTGGAGCATGAGGAGCGCGTCGTGGGAACCATCGGCAAACCTGCCGAGAACACCGACAGAGGGGCCAGCGGTGAGGGCGTCCCCGTGGGGCGTGTCATGACACCTGCCGTGCAGACACCCATCGTGAAGGACTCCGCCTCAGCTGCGCGCGAGGCATCCAGACTCGACTCGACCACCCCACCAAAGGTCGAGGCCACCGCCACCGGCGACGTCGATCAGCCCATCATTGGGGAGACCCTGACCGACATTCTCCCGAATGCGGCATCCTCTGGAAGGACAATCGCTGCGAAGCCCTCCGGTAAGAGCGTACGACTCGCCAACGGTGACGATTGGGACATGGGTCGGCACTGGCGCACCCGAGCCCGGGACGCCCTGCGTAAGTACTCCGGAGACACCGCAGGGTTGGCCGCTGTGAGGGCCGTTGAGGTCCCTAGCGTCCACAAGTTCATTGACGGCCGGACCAACAAGTAGCTGAAACGGTACTCCTCCTATCTCCCACAAGGTTGTGGGCCCTCGGAGGCCCCCAGAGAGATAGGAGGCCAGAGTGTCGGAGAAGGACAGAAAAGCAAGTAGCCAGGCTGCATGGGCCCTTCTGACCGAGGGCGTTTCGGAAGCTCGCGTCCTCACCCACAGGGTGAGGCACATGCTTGACCGCGCACAGGCCGCCGCTGCCGAGTCAGCGGACCGGGAGGCGATCTACCGCGCACTCGGGGATCTTCTGGAGGGTGCTCCCGAGAGACTGGACAATCTTGAGCGTGTACTCGACCGGACCGGGTACGCCCTGTCGAAAATGGGCGAGGAGTTCCTCAAGGGACGTATCCCCCTGGATGACAGGTATGAGGTGGATGAGGCCGTGAAGGCTGTTCCTGGGTTCTCTCCTGGGACCCGCCGCAAGTCGTCCCCGAGCCCATCAAGGGTCACGGAGAGGTACTTGGTGCGGGGGAGAGGGTGAAGTCCAGGGAAGCCTACCGATCTCCTGACTCGCTACCGGGTACGACGACTTACCGGGATGAGGGATCCGCGAAGGGACTCCCGCCAGACAAGGGCGATGGCGGCGGCCATCAAGACCCCGATTCCGCCTCGAGGCGGGAGCGTGCGCTCCCCGCGCCCGGTGGATCCGACTCCGAGGAGAAACCCCCCTCCCAGCCAGTCTACAACCTTCCTGGCCCGTCCGACTCCCACCCCGACGGCAGCCTCCACAAGGACAGGGTCCGCACCAAGGGTGTGCCAGGCGAGCAGTACGATCCAGAGCCCATCGACCAACCTGGCGGTGGTTTCCGCCGGAGGACTCTCCAAGGAGTAGAGGCCGGCAAGAAGAAGCCCTTCCCGACGAACAAGCAAAAGAAGCAGAAGGGGAAGGCGTACCTGTACTCTCGCCGCTGGTACAAGAAGAACCGCAAGAAGAAGATCATGAAGGTCAAGCGGAAGTACAGGGTCGAGAAGAACAAGGGCTGGAAGAAGAGAGACATCAAGAACCGGAACAACCCATCCAAGGACAAGAGGTTCCAGCGTAAGCCGGGGGGTGGCTACAAGGATCCCGCAGATCGCTCCAAGGATTGGAGGGGCGGGGACAAGCGGACCAAACTCAAGGTGAAGCGGAAGAACGCCGCATTCGATGAGGGCCTCCTCCGCAGGACCCCACCAGCAGCTTCCACAGTCGGGGCCGAGCTGGAACTCATGCTCGAGCTCCAGGAGGATCTCCGGGGCGATTTCATGGACTTCATCCTGTGGTTGGAGGATGTCGGACCCGCCGAGGTGTTCTTTGCGGAGCTGGAGGAACTCGGCCTCGAGATGCCCCTGGATGAGGTGTATGAGATAGCGGAAGGGGCGGCAGCGGTGGCCCGAACCCTCAAGGACACTTTCGCCAGGCCAAGACCTGTCGACACAGCTCTCGAGTACGGCATCCCTCTGGAGGCCGTGGGGGAGCACCCCTCATGGTCCTATCCGAGTACCCATGTCCTCCAGGCAGAGCTTCTCGCACGGTACTTGTCCCATATCCATCCAGAGTACGGGGAGCATTTCCGCTCCCTGGCCGACGATGTCGCCCGTTCCAGGGTGGTCGGGGGGATGCACTTCCCGAGCGATTGCGAGTACGCAATCGACCTCGCCGATGAGATGGAGGAAGACATGATTCAGGAGTGGGGGTACTCGGACGACGCCGCTGGCCGTGTGGCCAGGCGGGCCGACTTCTTCCGCGACCAGGAGTGGAACCCTCAAAGGTCCGACGACTCGAGGGAACCGAGCTCCGTCCCCGAAGGCGATGATGTCCCCTCCCAGTCCCCTTCCGGCCTGACATCGTGGGTAGGTCAGCAGGAGGAGCGGGAGAACGGGACCCCAGCACATGGGCACCCAGTAGACCGAGACCGTCCTGGAGCTCCAGGCTCCGCCAGGGTGATCCCGAGAGGCCAGGGGTTCTCTGGCCGGACCGCCAACCGCCAGCTCGTGGCAGCCAAGCTCGCCGAGATCATGGGCGGCACGGCGCAGAAGGTCCAGCAGAGGGCCGACACCCTGTCGGTCAAGATGACCCGGGTGATCGGGAAGTCCCCCATGTGGCTGTTCAACGTGTCCGGCGGGGAGAACATCCACCGGGTCAGACTCAAGGCTGTGCGGAAGGGGAACGTCCGGACGCTCGCCAAGGCCGACGTCCTGGTGAGCTGCGACTGCGAGTTCTGGCGGTGGCAGGGTCCCGAGCACTGGGCGAAGGCCGGGGGGTATCTCTATGGACGCCCCCGGGGATCCGCCTCGAGTCCCGCCGTTCGCGACCCGAACGGGGAACACCGGGCCTGCAAGCATGTGGTCGCCGTTCTCCGGAAGGCGAAGGGGTACAGCTTCAGGACGAGGAACCAAGATAAGAAGATGCGGGAGCTCCGGCGGAATAAGACCGCCTCCCCGTGGGATCTTCTCATATCTGTCTTGATCCCCTCACCGGGTAATGTGGCGGAGAGACACGGGAGGAGGCGAGATGCCGAACTATGAGTATCAGTGCGGGAGTTGTGAGCTCCACTTCGAGCAACGCCTCCCTATCGCCCGTCATGATGAGGCCCAGGACTGCCCCGACTGCGGGACGCCTGAAGCCAACAAGCTCGTGTCCGCCGTGGGGTTCATCCTCAAGGGCGACGGATGGGCGGGCAAGAACAACCGCATCAAGAACCAAATGGCGCAGAAGAATCGACGTCTGGACACTAAAGGCGGTGAGATGAAGCGAGATGCTCCAGTGGCCTCGCTGTCTCCCAATGTAGAGGGTGAACAGACGGGGAGCTGGGCGGAAGCCAAGGCACTTGCAGCCAGTAAGGGCAAGGAAACAACGTCATACGACTCCTATATCCGCAAGGAGAAGGCAGGTAGATCATGAGAGGCATCGTAGCTAGCATCCGGGAGAGACTCCCGAACCACATCGACATGGTGATTCCGGTTGAGGCCGGGGTATCCCAGTACCGCATCCGTGCAGCGAACAACCTGGACACGGCGGCAACTGGGACCACGGATGTCGTGTTCACCGTGCAGTCGAAGGGTTTCTTCCGCTCTCCGGGCGTGGCTTCCAAGAAGCACCACATCCCCCACGGATCCGGTCGGGACAAGGCCGTCACCCGCGCCATCTTCGATCCAATGGACTACTACGACCCCACCGTGGGGGCCACCGATGTGATCCCGCAGGATGATGACATTCTGTTCATGCGGATCGAGCGTTACCTGGACGCCCTGGACAACTGGGAGGCCGCTGGACCGATCAACGTGATCCTCCCCGCTTCGGCCATGAGGGTGGGTCGTCCGATCCTCACGCTCTACGGCACGGCCCCGCAAGTGGGGGTCGCTGGGAGCAAGCCCCCTGCTACCGCCATGCACCTCCACCTGCCCGCTTATACGGCGGAGATGAAGATCATCAACCTCGATGCTGCCAACGACCTACTGGTCGCGTTCGGCACGGGACAGACGCTCGCCGTCGTCCCCGCAGGCGGCGACATCCGGCTCTCGTCGGCGAATGCCACGGAGATTCTGCTCGGAGCTGACACGGGCGCCGTCCTGTTTTCGGCGTTCCTGACTCTGATGAATGGCCCGTCGTAACGGGGGGTGCGGTGGACGTGTGCGGTACGCCGTCTATACCGATGATAAATGATAGGAAGCCGGAGCCAAGTCCAAGTCGGGCAGGGCCATGAACATTCAAGGAGAAATCTGAAATGCCTTACATCTGCCTACGACGAACTGACATGGGGGACGCCCTTTCGCAGGGAACCTTCTACGTCGGAGACCTGACCCCCAACGCGGGCCAGAAGATTCTACACGCTGGAGAGCCCGTCTTCGGGATCGACCCCACTGGGAACAACGTGGAGCCTTCGGCCTATGCTGGACCCATCATCCCCGTGGCGACGAGCGCTGGTTCCACCGTGCTCACTGAAGACCCGGGCGACACGAGTGGCGTCACCAGTGCCGAGTACACGGGCCTATCGGCCTTCCTGCTCGACAACTGCGTGGACGGTGCCGATGCGGGCACCCTGTCCGCAGCCGACGCCCTCACCATCTCCACAGCCCTTGTGGCCGAGATGAGGACCAACGGCGGTGCCATGACGAGCGCAGCTATTGAGACCATCATCCAGGTCACCGACGCTGCGGTCACCGTGGCGGCCTCGGAGATTCAGAACGCTGGCTTCGTTGCCGGCGTCCTGCGTTGTCTGGCTGGTGCGACCTACACGGTTCCCATCACGACCGAGATCTTCGCTGCTGGTGGTAATGCTACCGCTGCTGGTGGTTCGTTCACTGCTGCGAACACCCGCCGCTGTGGTCTGATCACTCTGACGGACAGCCTCACGGAGTCCATTCGTGTCGGTCAGCTCGAAGGGTTCATCGCTGCGGGGTTCTCATACCTGGGAACCGCTGCTGCAGCCGTGGTGGTGTATGACGACGATGGTTCCGTCCTTTCGTAAGTGATCGGGTCTTGATCCGGTCAGGGGGCGTTGAAGACGTTCTCTGGCTTCACTTATGGAGGAGGGCATTCACGGCATGGTAGAAGAAAAGCGATACAGAACCTCGGATCTTTACTACGCAGCATATCTGCGCGTGGCAGGGGTCCCTCTCATTGAGACTGCTCGTGAGGGCGGCAGGGTCTATTTCGTTTTCGAGTCCGTTGAGGGCCTCCGTGACTTGAAGAACGAGTATTTCAACCGCAAGGCAAAGGTTCCGGCCTTGAGCTATGCCGACGAGATCAGGTCCATGAAGGCCCTGACCCACATGTAGGGATCCCCATGCACCCGAGACCAGTCTCCGGCTTCCACCCGATGGTCACGATTGAGGGGGCCCCCACATGGCGATAGCATTTTCACCCGGGCAGGAAACGAGTCGGGGCGACCTGGACATCTTCCTTACGAACTCGTCGGGCAACTCATCGAATGCCTACGCCATCTCCTATGCTGTCTACTTCTTCGACCCCGCCACCGAGGAGGAGGTCCTCATCGGCTCCGCCACCAGGACGGCGGTGAATCCTACGGTCGGGGAGTACTATGCTGCGCTTCTGGTACCCCCTTCAGCGGCGGCCGGGACCTACCGCATCCGGTGGACATTCAACGAGTTTTCCAGCAGCCCCGCACAGTTGGTCGTTCAGGAGTTCGCAGTCGTGGAGTCTTCAGCTCTGCTTGCAGCCACCTACTCGGATCAAGAGCAGTCGATGATCGACAAACTCCGGCTCCTCCTCCGTGACCAGAATCCAGACAAGTTCTATCACTTCAGGCCGCCAGAGCATGAGGGGGCCGTAGGGTCCTACAACCGGGTCTTCGGGCAGATCTGGGAGGATGCCGAGCTCCTGGAGTACATCGAGCGCGGCCTCGACTGGTGGAACATGTTCCCGCCAGAGACAGAGGAACTCAACACCGTCCACAACCTGGTGATCCGGAAGCCCACCTGGCGCACTGCGATTCTGTGGTCGGCCATCACGCACGCCTGCTTCGCCCTCATGGCGAACTGGACCGCCGACGAGTTCGATTACTCTATTGGGGGCGTCAGCCTCAGCCTCGAGCGGTCGTCCAAGTATGAGAGCTTGAAGTCGAACGCCGAGGGGCAGTTCGACAAGGCCACTGAAGCTAAGGCCCGCACGGTGAAGATCATGCGGGGGCTCTCGCAACCCAAGTACGGGATCGGTATCCGCTCCGCCTTCGGTCCCCATGTGGGACGTGGCGTCCTCGGACCCCGCAACTTTCTGTAGACTCAGCGGTACGGCGGCTATCTCTCCGTCATGTACGAGGAGGATGAGCCTTGGCACAGCACGGCGATACAGTCACATTCCACGTTTTGTTTGTGGATTCGTTCAATGACGGCATGGTCGTCGCGGACGCAACCATCGAGGTGTTCACCTTCAATGCAGATGGTGTACGCACGGTTCTTGCTGCTGCGGGCACCGCCATGGACGCGGACGCCGAGAACGGCCACTACAGTTACCAGTTCGAGGTGGACGGTGACTGGACCGGACTCGGCTACAGCCCCCGCATCCATGCCCTCATGCAGGCCACTGACCCCGTGGGCGGCGGTAAGATCCTGGCAGAAGACTCCGCCGATATTTACCCAAAGGGGGGTACTTCCAGCACGGGCGGGGGGATGACCGCCAAACTTGTTCAATAGGAGGCGCCATTGTCCGACACCCTCAAACTGACCGACTTCCGGATGGCGGGGTTCCTGCTCGCCAGGGATGTGCAGTTCAAGGGTACGGAGTCCGACGGGTCTGATGTCGTGTTCGTGTTCGATGATACGGGCGGCATCGCATCCAAGACCCTCGACCTATATCCGGGGTCTGCCGAACAGAAGTATGATGCGGCCTGCAAGACCATGCACGACATGGTCAAGATCAGGAAACGGTCGAGGAGGCGCTGATGGACATCGGATACCGGGAGTATGTGGCCGTCCTCGAGCATGAGCTCCACGAGGCCGCCGAGAGGATTCAAGCTCTCGACGCCAGTCAGCAGGAGGTCAACGCCCGCCACCAGGCCGTCGTACACACGACCGATGTTGAGATCGAACGCCTGATGAGGGATGCCGGGATACTGGACCAGGTGCAGGAGCAGCGCACGCACAGGCGGGAGAGCTTGAAGAAATCGCAGGAGGAGCTGGACGAGATCGGCCAGGAGATGGACGAGCTCGCAGCCGTTCGGAAGTACCTCCTACATCGGGGGCGTGAGGCGTCCCACGAGCTTGAAAAACCTCCGGAAACCCTTTCTGTGGGCCCCACAGAAGACGTTTTGGAGGACGATAAAAAGAAAAACATGCCCTCCGAAGGCGTTAGCCGCGGGGGTGTTGAATAGCCACCCTATACGAGACTACTATAGGTGAGCGGATCCTTCTGAGGACCGTCGGATTGGATTGATTGCCCTATCGGCAGCCGGCTTGCAGCCGGTGTGGCGGACACCTGTGGTGTTCAAGCCTCGGATTGTTACGCCAATCAACCACCACCAACCTCTTTAGGAGATCTTCATCATGGCAGCTATCACACGACTTCTCGGCCTTCCCTCGGGATCAGGCCAACTCTCAAGGGCAGCAGGCGGCGCGCTCGCCGGCACTGGCGGCATCGACAGTGCCTCCCTTCTCTTTTCGTCCTGCAACATCGCAGTTGAGTCGGCGGCCTCTGGCACCACCAACTCCCTCTCACTCGGCTACTACGCCATCAACACCGACGGCACCTCCAGTGTCCCTCTGGTCTCAATCAACGGCGACCCCAACAACGCCAGCCACCACCTGCTTCTCGGGCCGGCTGCAGCGGATCCAGATGGTGCCAAGGTCGGCATCCGGGCAGAGACCCTCTTCTTCCAGGCCAAAAGCGGCACTGATGCTACCACGGCTGTCATTGATGGCCACTGGAGCGTCGGCACATCGGCTCTGATGGGCGCAAGCGGCGGGATTCGCAACGCCGACATCTACGGCGCACTCACTGTTCACGGTGACCTTCTCGTGGATGGCACCACGATCACCGTCAACGCGGAAGATATGCTCGTTGAAGACAACATGATCCTGCTCAACGCAGGTCCGACTTCTTCCACGGCATTGGCCGGTTGGGCTGTTCAGTCCTACTACTCCGATGTCGCTTCGGAGGCGGACCAGAACTTCCACCGTCAGTTCCTTGGTGGGTTCGGAGGCAGTGACCCTGCAATCGGCACTCAGGAGGCTACCCCCGGCGGTTCGGCTCTCAGTGATCTCGCGAAGATCAACATTCAGGGATTTGCGAGCGCTCTGTCCTCAACCACCAACTACTACAATGGCATGTGGATCAAGATCGATGACACGGGTCATAACGGTCACGGCGATGTTCGTAAGATCACGGCCTGGGATGCCACCAACAAGCTCCTCACCGTTACCCCGGACTTCTCCGCCCAGGTCGAAGCGACCGCCAAGGTCCAGATCTACATCGACCAGGTCGGTATGCTTTGGGACGAGTCGCAGGACATATTCAAGCTGGCTTCGGTCAAGCCGGACGGTTCGGCGCACATGCCTGTCGGACTCGGACTTGACATGCTCATGTGTGGTTACGGGATCGAGTTGAACTCGAGTGGCCCGAACTCGAATGAGCCTTCTCCCTACAACGACAACGGAACCGTCTACGCCAAGACCGTCGGCGGCATCGAGGAGCTGTTCTTCGTCTCCATGGACGGTGGCGGCAATACGGTGGGCCCGGTTCAGGTCACCTCGAACGGTGGTGTGAACGCAGCGATCACAGGCGACCTCTCGGTTGACGGCCAGAACGCCATCATCAACGCAGACGCCGGTGATGACCAGGTCGGTGCCTTGAAGGTTCGCTGGGATAGTGACAGCGACAACGGGACGCTTGTCCCCTTGCAGGTGTCACTGTCGGGAACGGCCTCGGCGGCTGGCTCCGATGTCGTGGAACTGTCCACCAAGGCATTGAGCATCCACTCTCAAACGGGTGCCGTCACCGAAGGTGCCACTCAGTCCATGACTCTGCGCCTCGGCGATGGAGTCGACGCTGGTGCTGACCGTGCAGCGAAGCTCGTCTTCCACGGTCGCGCACATGGCGGAGGTACACAGGTCAACCAGAGTGCTTCCTTCGTTCTGGAGGACAACGGCAACTACGAGGGTGACCTCAGCCTTGACAAGCAGCTCCGGATGGCTGGCAACATCCTCCCGGATCGTTCGGCAAGGACTCTCGGGTCTGCTGTCGCTGGCGGCGCCGCTGGTGACCAGCGTTGGTCCGATGCCTTCTTCAAGGGGTTGGATGTTTATAGCAACTCGAATAGCATCACCCTCGAGGTCGAGGACGACGGCTCCGCACACCAGTTCCTGAAGCTCACTTCGGGTCGCATCGCGGGCAACGTCGGCAAACTGGCGGTGATCAACGCAGCCACCGGCAACCTGGCTGCAACGGACCTCGTGTGCATCGACCCCGCATCGGGAACGATGGCGAAGGCTGATGCTGGTGCTAGTAGCACCTCGATGCCCATCGGCATCATGTTGGCTGACTGCACGGCGACGGCATCCGTTCTCGGCAAGGTGTCGCAGCTCGGAACGTGTGCAACGGTCTCTTGTGTTGCACCTAGCAGCACCATGCCGGCTGGATCTCCTGTGTTCCTGTCGGGGACGGCTGGGAAGGTGCAGTTCACCATGCCCAGCACCGCGGGTGACTACGTGGTGCAGGTCGGGATCTCCCAGGCTTCAGCCGGGACCTCATCGACCAGTGTGGTCATTTCGTTCCTTCCCGCGTTCATGAGGATCGCTAACGGAAGCTAATCCATAACGGTGTCCTCGGACACCATTGGATGACAACCTTGAGACCCCCGTCGGGATTCGTTCCGGCGGGGGTTTCTTCGTTTGCGCCCCTATCCCCCACGCCATTCGACACGGGTAGTGTTCCAACTGGAGGATGTTCATGGCGGTCAAGAAGAATAGCGAGAAGCAGGTCCGGATGGGCCTCGGGGAGGCGGTCAAGCGTCTTCTCAACCTGGAGATCAGGTTCAATCAGGGCCCACGTACGGACGAGCTCGTAGCCGAGAGGGAGATGCTCCTCACAGCTCTGAACGCCGTGGAGCTCGACCTCGGGTTCGACTGCAACGAGGACGGGGTGCCGGACACCGTGGAGATCTTCCAGAAGTCGGCGGCGACATCCTGCTGCCGCATCCTTCCCACAGACGGGAGTCGCCGGAAGGCGGCCCCCAAGCGAGCTCGCAAGAGCTCGAGGAGCAAGAAATAATGGATGTACTGCTTTGGCTGGCCGCGACCTATGGCCTCTGCTTCGGAATCATGAACGATAAGGGGAGGATCCTGACCAACCTTCTGCGGAGGATCCCAGTCGGCAGGGATGACGACGGCGTATCATTCTTCGACCGGATGTTCGCCTGTTCGTACTGTACGGGCGCCCACTGCGGGTGGGTGGTCTGGCTACTGTTCTGGGGCTCCACGGGTGAGCCTCCGGCGGAGGGGTGGCACGCTGCGGCCTCCGTACCGCTGTGGATGATCGCCTCCGGTGCATGGTGCTACCTGGCCGACTCCCTGGGTCGGCTGGCCGAAGGACACACGCCCATCGAGGGAGGCTGATATGCCCATCGCCAGTGCAGGAGGAGCCGGAGGAGGCGGAGGAGGGGGGACCCCCGATCCCACCGTATCCGGAGCTGTGACGCTGTCGACGGGCGAGGCTGCATCAGCCGTGACCGTCCCAGAGACGCAGGTCGTCTCCACCGTGGATCCCAACACAGGCGAGGTGACGGAGGAGGAGGTGGCCGTGGATTTCTCACAGGGAGCTGCGGTAGCCCTCATCAACACTGGGGCGACCCAGGAGTTCAGACTCTGCTCGGCCTTTCCAGGCACGGGGTTCGCGGGATCGTTCTTCGGGTTCCTGTTCCAGGCTGTCGATGCGGACTCGAGTGGAGCCATCATCGTGTCGGCGAGGGGGTCGAAGGTGACAGCTCTGGTGGTGGGTGATGCAGACCTGGTCCCTGGAAACCCGGTGTTTCTGGGTGAGGTGGCGGGTCGCGTGACGCAGACACCCCCGGAGACTGTCGGCACGCATCTGTTGAAGATCGGGTTCGCCGTGGCCGTGGATCAGATCATCCTCGCCCCCGACTTTCCCATCCTCGTGTAGTGGCGTCCCCGGCAGGAGTCGAACCTGCGGCCTACCGCTTAGGAGGCGGTCGCTCTATCCGTCTGAGCTACGGGGACTCGTCCAGACTCTACTCAATGGCCCTGAACCGTTCGAGCTTCTCGGCGAAGCCTGAATGGGGTTGCGTCGATCCATAGGCGAGCCACACCTTGCGACCCTCCTGCGTCGGGTCGATGATCATGCGGGTGTACCCATCGTCCGAGAGGTAGACAATCCATGTTCCTCCGTAAGAGGCATCCTCGGCATCGGCATCGTCGTTGTTACGGCAAATCGTCCTGCCTGTGAGGTATTCGTCGATGGTGCGGGCGGATGCCTTCAGGACGGCCTGTGCATCGCTCTGTGGCCTGTCCAACTCGAGCTGTGTGCAGACCTTCACAATCGCTGCAAGAGCCTCACGCGCTTCCTGGTGGCCTACCATCGTCCGTCCTCGACTCGCTTGGCCCACTTCTCCATGGTCTCGCACAGTCGCTTCCGGATCTCCTCCCCGACGTTCTTGGAATCCTCGGACTCAAAGGCGTACGCCCGTAGGTTCTCCCGGACGACGTCGAAGCCCCATTCCTCCGCTCTGGTGTAGAGGATGAACCACTCGAAGGGGTGCAGGGATAGCCACATGCGTGTGAGGGTGATGGTCTCGTCGCACCACGGGTGCTCGCACTCGTCGAGATCCTTGCGGTTCCACTTTCTGAAATCCTCGGGGTCGTGTTCCCACTCCGCCCGTTGCTCGTCGGATGCCTCCTTGATGGCGTCCTCCAGAGATTCAGAGAGAATATCGACGCTCCGTCTGTTCCAGTCCGAGATCGCCTTCTCGACGGTCTGTGGGAGGCCCACCTGATTGCCGGTGTCGCCCAGGATCCAGTCGAGGCCGAGGATGCACCAGTCTACGACTATCGACTCGTCCACGCGGGACGAGTAGTGAGAGAATCCACCCTCAGAGTTGTAGTCCTTGACGGCCTTCTCAACCTCACTGTCATACACATGTCCGTCGCTGTAGCTCGAGAACAATGGCTGGCAGCGGGCCAGAAAGCGCTTCGCCTCGACCTTCCCGATGTGTCGGGGGTCTGTCGTGTCCTGTGTCTTGGTAGCTTCCATGTCCGCTCCTATTGACTCCACCCATCGTCGCCGATGTGGTGGTCTGAAAGGGCGCGCACGGCGCCCGTGTACTTGTACTTGTAGGGGAACACCTCGTCAGAGGCCTTCCCGATCCGCTTGCAGAAGTCGGTGTCGTCCTGCCATGCGAAGCCGCCGTCAGGGAGGAAGACTCCCGTGCCGCAGTGCTCCCCCGAGGAGGACTCATCGATCTCAAGCAGGGCATATGCCTCCGTGCCGTCCGCAAAGCGCACGACGCCGTTGACCATGACCACTCCGATGGGGCCTCCAGCGGATGCGGAGTGCCGCACCTCGTCGAGGAGGTGCCGCTTGCGACCCCCCGCCGTGAAGGTGGGCTTACGCCCCGCTCCGAAGTCGATGGTGATCTTGTTTCCTTTTGTGGTCTTCATGGTTCCTCCTATGCCCGCTTCACGGCGGCGGCGGGGAACTTGTAGCTCTTGCCGGTGCGGATGCACTCTGCGCTGATCGGGTACTTGCGGCGACGGGGGTTGATGCCCGTGACACGGTAGGTGCCGTTGTAGGTGGTGAACTCCCGTCCGAAGTCTCCGACGGTGAGGTCGTAGAGGGGGGCGAGGCGGGCGAAGTCGGCGGGGATGCCGTCCTCCGTCTCACACACGAACGTGAACTTCACGGTGAAGTTGGTGTCGCTGAAGCGTCCAGCCTCCCGCTTGAGGGTCAGTCCGTACTGCTCGGCGACCATCTGGAGGGCCATTTCGGCGTCGTCCGCGATGGGCTTGATAGTCTGTCGGTTCATTTGAGTGATCATGACGCGCTCCTTCGATGGCGTTTTGTTTCATCTTCCACCCTATGTACGGACGGGATTCTCCAATGGACCCCCCGCTGGCTCCGCTGAGGGCCAATATCCGTCCTATCCCTCGATAAGAGTGCGGCCTGAAGTGGCCCCTGCAAAGTCGGAGGCTGGTTGATGACAAGCTCATTTGATAGGATTATGGATGTGGGGACGAAGTTCCTCGCCATCCTCATCATCCCGACACTCCTCTGGGTGGTGAAACTTGAGGTGGAACTCGCTGTTGCCTCTGAACAGAGACAGGTGATGTCGGTGAAACTGGTGCAGATGGATCAAGAGAACAAGGCTGTCCTTCATTCCATCCAGACCAACACCCTGGCTCTCGGCAAGCTGAGTACGAAGATGGACGGCGTGAAGGAGTCCTTGGACGAGATCAAGGATAGGTTGCCATGAGTCCGAAGCAAAAGTCCCGCCTGGGGTGGTACGTGTTCTTGTTCGCCTTCCTCCCCTCGGTGTTCCTCATCCCCTGTATTATGAACGGCATCGGCCAATGCGGATCCCAGAAGGCAGAGGCCGCCAGCCCGAGTGGGTTGGCCACTCCGTCCCTGGATACTGTTGAACATCTTCCCGACATCGTGGAAGAGGACTTCCCCGGCATCGGTCGGGAACACAGGCGCGTCCTTGTGGAACAGCGCACATTGGTGCAGAGGGCTGTCCAGCAGGTTGAATCCATTGAGGATTCCTTGCCGGTCATTGTTGAGTAACCCCCCCTTGGAAACCACCTGTGGCATGGTCGGTATCATTCCGATGCCCCGTCCGTGTTGGGTGGGAATGGTTCACACTCAGGAGGAGATGGAAAATGGATAGCACAACCGAAAATACCGTCACGGCGATGATCAGTACTCTCACCGAGGCACTCAACGATGCGAACAAGCACGACAGCGGCGTGAAGGCGGCCGGTACTCGGCTCCGCAACGCCATGTTGGAGATCACCAAGGACGCGAAGATCGTCCGAACCCAGGTCCTCAACGACCGCAAGGGAGCCTAAAAACATGGAGGCCACAGAAATGACCAAGAAGACCAAGGGTGCCAAGAAGGCAGCCGTCAAGGAGGCAGCGGGAGCTGTCGAGGAAGCAGCCACTGAGGCTGCAGCCACCTTGAATCTTTCCCCCGAGGATCTCCAGATCCTCGCTCGTTACCGTTCCGGCGGTGAGGACTGTCTCCGTGAGATCGGCCAGATCGAGATCCGAAAGGCCCGTCTGATCGGCTCCTACGGCCAGCTCGAGCAGGCTTCTCAAACGAAGCTCCAGGAAGTCGGTAAGGCACTCGGGATCGACGAGGGCGTCGCCTGGTCTGTCCAGCCCGACGGATCCGTCGTACTCCACGAGGGGACGATGACCGAGGGGGGTTAGCGTGGTAGCGGGGTGGGAACCTTCCAGCGGGGAGCGTCCTACGCCGCCCGCCAACTGCATGGTGACGAGTCCCTACGAGGTAGGGGTGTACGATCTGCGCTGGGATGATCCCTCCACGCTCACAGCCAACTCCGTCTGGAATGTGGTTGGCGTCAACGTCTACCGTTCAGATGCCTCCGACCGGGGGCCATTCCGAAGACTCAATGAGTACCCGGTCGGAGGCGGCTTCTACAGAGATGCCACCGACAACGCCCTGGTGCGCCGCGAGGTGGTTGCCTGGGACGAGGGGTGGTCCTCCAGGGGTGAGTCCGCCAACAGTGGGCGCTGGAAGCTCAAGACTCGCTGGCCGATGGTCAAGCAGGATGGGCAGGCCATCCCCGCCGACTCCCCCACCGATGTCATGGTGGAGGTCGATGGCGTGGTTGCCGAGATCCATGAGGTGCTTGGCACGACCGGCGAGGTGATCCTCGTCAATACCCCCATCTACGACGAGGCCCTCCAGAAGAACCGCCCGCCCGTTGTCCCGACGGGGCCAGACTCCAAGGTCACGGTCACCTACTACAGGTCAGCCAACCTGACACCCGGGGTCGCCCTCGAGCGCAAGGTGTTCTACAGGATCACGACCGTCGCTGCGACGGATGACGGTCTGGTGGAAACCGAGCTCGAACAGTGCCCTCCCATCACGCCCACCGCCGTCGAGGAGCTCGACTACATCTGGCGGGAGGCCATCCGGCGGAACCAGTGGATCCTCCAGCAAGGCGGGGAGCGGGTGAAACTGTTCGTCCGCAAGCAGTCAGGGGTCTCCTGTGACTGCGGCTTGGATCCCCACACCCGGGAGTTCACGGGGCAGCCCTCGAACCGTTGCGAACGGTGTTTCGGGACCGGTTGGCTCGGGGGATACGAGGGACCCTACGAGATTATCGTGGCCCCTGACGATTCTGAACGACGTGTGGCGCAGACCCCCACGGGACGGCGAGTCGAGCACACCTATGAGGTGTTCATGGGCCCGAGCCCAATGGTCACGATGCGGGACTTCATCGTGAAGCAGACCAACGAGCGATATTCCGTAGGGGCCGTCAGGCGCCCCACCAACAGGGGCAACATCCTTCAGCAGCACTTCAACATCGGACTCCTCGACGAGGGGGACATCCGCTACAGGATCCCGATGGACGGCACTGAGGCCCTTGTATGGCCCGAGACCAGGTACAGCCACAGCGCAGTTGCACCCGCTGCCGGCCAGCACCCCCACGATCCCCCACACCCTGTCGGACCCGACGCTACTACGCCTATGGGAACCGAGAAGGGGGACCACGCCGATGAGAACGAGAAGCGTGGAAGAACCCCTGTCTGGTCCAACCAGAATACATAGGGGGATCCGTGGCTAAGAAGATGAAGATGAAGATGAAGCTGGAGCATGTGGGGGGTGCCTACGGCAAACCCCTCGCCAGGCGCGTCGATGCGAAGCTCCAGAAGTCGGACCTCCAGCGGTTCGGTGAGCTCATGGTGAAGTATGTCGTCGAGGAGGCCCGCAAGTCGGGAGGGCGCTCGAGCTCCATTCCCAAGACGGAGAAGTTCTTCAAGTCGTTTTCTTACCAGATCAAGGGGTCCAGCACCGTCCAGATCACATCGACCTGGCCCTGGATCGACACCCTTGTGAAAGGGGCCGCCGACGGAGCCAGTGCAAAGGCGGGCAAACCTTTCCGCATGGAGTGGCTCACGAAGGAGGCGGGGGTCCACGCCGTCCCCATGGTCGATGAGCAGGGCCAAGTCATCATCCGCGCCGCCCCTCTCACGAAGGCCGATGCCTGGATCCATCCGGGAATCGCTCGGCACACGTTCATTCGCAGGGGTGTTGAGAAGGCCAAGGAGGAGTTTGCCAAGAGCTTCTGCAAGGAGATCCTCGAGTCTGCAATAGGGGGTCGCCGGTGACCTCACGCGTTTCAAGGGTGCGGGTCACATGCCTGTGCGACAGCATAAGGCTCCCTGACCTCGGGATCACACTTCGGAGAGGGGATTCCCAGATCATGTCGGAGATGCAGGTCGAAGGATCAAAGGATGTCTCGAGGGCCGTCAGATCGAGGGCCGTCAAAATGACCGTGTTTCTCGGACCCCGCCGGATCCTTCCAAATAAGCCACCCAAATCCAAACCCATCAAGCCAACTCCCAAGCCCCATGTTGCGCCCCCAGTTGATGTGGCCGCCCTCTTGAGAGAGGCCGCCGCCGCCGCTCTGGACCCGCATGTGGCTGCCCTGTCGAGTCAAATCGACGCAGCCGCGGCCTCTGCTACCGACAAGGCTATGGGGAAGATCGTGGAGGTCCTCTCCCAAATGAAGGATCAGGTAGGTGCCGCACCCGCACCCCAACCCGTCGTGGATCCAGAGTGGTTGGAGGCGGTCGTACGCTCGGCACTCGCCAGCTCCGTGGTCCTTTCTACTGGACCCGCATCCGACGGTGACATGCCTATGTTCATACCTTCAGGCATGGCCGACGGCATCCAGGGGGATGTGGGGACGGTGGAGGAATCATCTACCGGATCCGGGGTGGATGAGGCTCGTGAGGCTCTGAAGGCCCTCCGGAAGAAGAAGCGGGATGCGACGGATGGGTAGGATCGAATCAGGAGGCACCCATGTCTGAAAACGAAAAACCCAAGAAGAAAAGCCCGAAGGCCAAGCCACAGCTCGGTGTTGGACTTGATGTGGGGACCATGAACATCGTTTCGGCCCGCAAGGGTGCCGACGGCATCGGGACCAAGCGCGTCCGGGACGCCTTCTTGGATCTCCCCATCGAGAGCAAGAAGATGCTGAAACTGTCGGGCGTGTCCTATGCGGAACGCGACGACGAACTCCTCATCATCGGCGATGCAGCTCTTGAAACTGCCAACGTGTTCGGTAGGGAGGCGCGCCGCCCACTGGCCGCAGGGCTTGTTTCCTCATCGGAGGTGGACGCCCTCGACGTCCTCGGTCTGCTTGTGCGGAACGTCCTCGGCGAACCCGCCACTGAAAACGAGGTCTGTTTCTTCTCCGTCCCAGCCAACCCCATCGACCAGCCGGACAAGGATGTCATCTACCACAAGGGTGTGTTCGAGAAGATCGTATCCGAGTGCGGTTATGACGCCCACGCCTCCAACGAGGCCATGGCCATCATCTTTGCGGAGACGGCCAAGGACGGTTTCTCCGGGGTTGCCCTCTCATTCGGGAGCGGCATGACCAACATCGCCCTGGCCGTGAACACCATCGAGGGGTTGAGCTTCTCGGTGGCCCGCGGTGGGGACTGGATTGACCGAGGTGCCTCCAAGTCTATTGGATCCACGCAGGCACGCATCTGCGCCATCAAGGAGCAGGGCGTGGACCTGAACAACCCTGTTGGGCGGGAGCAGGAGGCCATCGTCTTCTACTACAAGAACCTGGTTGAGTATGCCCTCGACCAGATCGCCGACAGGTTCAAACTCATCCAGGGCCAGTTCGCATTACCCCGCGCCATCCCCTTGGTGGTGTCCGGGGGTACAAGTCTTGCCACTGGGTTCGTGGATTTCTTCAAGGAGTGCTTCGAGCGGAAGCGCAAGAGGTTCCCCATCGAGATCAGCGAGATCAGGCACGCCAGCGATCCAATGAACGCCGTGGCCTATGGGATGCTCGTACAAGCCATGCAGGAGTATGAAGATGAGTAGCAACAGTAAGACCGACCTGGTCCTCGGCATCCTCGGGGATGTTCTTCCAACAGAGCCGGTCATCAAGCCGGAACCCGTTACCGAAGAACAGAGCCTTGGGGGTTTCATCGAGGGTGAGGCCGAGGGCGACCACGGCGGAATCTACGAGGGAGCCATGTGCCTCGGAGTCGAGCTCACGAACCAGACCGACCTCGGTGACGGGTTCGGAGTCGACGGTGCGGGGGATTTCACAGCCGGCAAGCTCGTCTACTATGGCGGCGGCAAAGGCCGTCAATACCTTGGGGACATGGAGCAGATTCATGTAGTCCGCAAGGATGGAACCCTCACTATCACCGGCCTTATCAGGACGGAGTAGCACCGTGGAGGGTTCGTGTACTACCAGCTCACAGAGGCACTGAAGCGGAGGTTCATCCTCGAGCTCCGTCGTATGTGGGCCGCACACCCGAAATACCAGGACCTCGTCGGGAACATCCAGGGTAAGTACACGTTCAAGGAGCGCCCTCAGTACGGCATCATCGTGAAGACCTCGGGAGCTACGAAGGTGGAGCTCGCCGCCGACAACTTCATAGGGACCGTCCACAGTTATGCCTACCTGGCCCGTGTCGATTCCTTTCCCGGTCAGTCCATCGAGTGGATCCGGGAGCATACTCCCGCCATCCAGAAGAACGGGGGCCGCTTCCCCTCGCCAGCCGGGGTCTACTACATCGAGGTCACCGAGTACGACCCCCAGCGGGGAATGGGCCAGTTCTGGGTGGACCGCCTCCTGGATGTTTGGAACGAGCCCGTCACGATGTCCTCTCCTTTGGAGGGCCGTCTTCAGAGGGTCCCCCTTCCTGGAACGCTGGCTCTCTATGAGGCTCCAAGCGGCACCCTCCTTCACGAGGGCGGTGCCTATGAATATGATTCGACCGACGGCACCATCACACTGAAGAAAGCTCTCGGAAAGGGTTTGAGCCTTTCTGCAGACTACAGATTCCCGGCGGCATCCGTTGGTCCCTACGACTTTGCCGACCTCCGTGCGAACATCGCCGCCATTCCGGGTGTAGTCCTCGCTTTCGGCCGTATGGCCTCAAAGGGTGATCGTGCTGCCGTGGTGGTGTCCCGGAGGCGATCCCCCGTGGCCCTCGAGTACGGCGGCAAGTGGGAAGTGAGCCTCGACTTCGATGTGCTGTCCAGGGACCAGTATTCGCAGATGGAGATCTCCGACCGTACGATCACATGGATCTACGGCGTCCTCCGTCCCCGTGTGTCCCACGAGGGTATCGAGATCTTGGATGTGTCGTTCGGAGGGGAGGCGGAGGAGATCTTCGACGAGAACGCCGATGACTACTTCTACAATGCCTCATTCTCCGCAACCGTTCAGACGGATTGGGGGATCCAGGTTCCGCTAGGGCCCGAGCTCCGATCCATATCTCCTGCATCTGCGGCGGATTCAAGAGCTGTGGAGGAGAACCCAGGGATGCAGGACGGTAAGATAAATCCTGTATCTCCGGGCGGGTTGGGGTTGCGGCCAGTGCGGGATCCGTTCTTCTCAGGACGGTCCAATACCTTCGAGGTGATCCGTTGATCCGGCCTCTCGGTGGACCCCCTATACCCACCTGCAATCAGGGACGAAGTAACGGAGGATGCTATTCCACTCTACAGCTACCAATGTGAAGACTGCGGTCTACGGTTCGACAGGCGGATGTCCGCCTCAAGAGCTGGAGATGCCGTCGGGTGCAAGTGTGGGGAGCAGGCATCTAGGGTTGTTCCGGATTCAGTACAGACCACCTTCAACCCGAAGGGGGACGGTACGATCCAGCCACAGAACACTGGTGTTTCGTCCTACGATGCCAATGTGGATCGTGTGATTGGAGAACATGCAAGAGGAAGCTGGGATGCAATAGCCCAGAGACATACCCGAAAGAGGGAGGTTCTTCGGAACAACCCTGGAAAGACGGGTTGGGATCTCGGTAGGACCTTGGACGGCGACTACCAACCCATGAAAACTGAGGAGAGAGGCGCCGCCGAGATGGCGCGTGGGCTCCACGGTAAGGCTCTAGGGATGCTTGAGCGCCACAAAAAGAGGCGAAAGAAGGCGACTGACGCGGGTCAAGCTGCCAACCACCAGTCCTGAAGGACTTGGATAGATGAACAGAAAGATAGAAATACCATCCGTGCTTACCCAACCCGCCCTCGAGGCGTGGAAAACACCGACAACGCACTAACCGCGAATCAGTTATTTCGGCCCGGAAGGGCCGCTAAGGAGACCCGTCATGGCCTTTGATTTCAAGAACCCCTACGCCCCCCCAGGCATCTACACCGAAACCAAGTACGAGAACCCCCTCGCTGGGAACCTCTCGTCACTGAACATTCCGATGCTGATCGGTCCTGGCAACGAGATCCTCTCGCAGTCCGGTCTTGAAGTCGTTCGGGGCAGCTCCAGCACCATCGACCAGTCGGTCCCTACGGAGGATGTCACTGGAAGGGCAGTCCTCGACATCGCGGACAACGGAACCATCACCCTCGGTGCTTGGGATGGCGTTGCGATGAAGTGCCAGGTTCGCAACTTCCCCATCGTCACAGGCGATGGCTCTGGGACCTCGACCACGAAGGCAACCGATGTGGTCGCCTTCCTCAACGATACGCCCATCGTGGTGCTCTCCGTGGACGGGGTCAACGGAGTTGTTGAGCTGTCCACCGTTCCCGTAGCAGGGGACGAGGTCCGCATCACCTACTTCTTCAACAGGACCGACACGGCCGCCACCGACGATGTGTCCGACCAGGTGTCCGCCGACGGTGCCCTCCTTCAAGGATCCGTGGGTGAGAACTTCACCATCACCGAAGACCTGGACGATGCATTCATCGTCTCCGTTGACGGGGCAGCTGCTACCACCATCACACTTCCTCCGGGTACGTGGGAGGCAGCGCAGATCGCCGCATCCATCTCTGCCGCTGGGGAAGGGTCCCTTTCTGCGTCCACCTTTACGAACTACCTCGGGGATGTTTGCATTTCGTTGTCCGCCGACCTGTCCCTCTCGGTAGGGGCTGGCACCGCCAACGCCGCTCTCGGTTTCAACGCTGGAGCGGCCACCGCCCGGACGTCCACCTTCCATGTGTTTCAGGGACCCATCGTGGATGGTTCCAACGGTGGCGTGACCACCACGACACCGTCCCATGTCACCGTCACCGTCAATGGTGCCGCTGCGGAGGTCGCCTCCGTTGACGGCGCAAACCGCGCTGTGACCCTCTCGGTTGCACCCGCCGTCGGATCCACCGTAGTGATCAACTACAAGTGGAACTCGTGGCAGGACACCTTTGACTACCTGGCCAACATCGGCGTGCTGGAGGTGTCCACCTGTGGCATCACCACAGGTCGCTCTGATTATGTGCAGGGTGTCGACTTCGTTCTGAAGGACGACGCGCTTCTCTGGGGCACCGCAGCCATCGTTTCGGCGGTCTCCGCAACCGCGGGCACCGAGGAGTTTGGCACCGTTCAGATTTCGGCGGCCCTCGTTGACGCCAAGGCATACCTCCAGTCGTGCCCCGCCGTGACGGATGCCGTCGGCGGATCGTCCAACACGAGTCGTACCGTGTTCAAGCTCCAGGCCGTTCCGACGACTGGCAACGGGCGGAACAGTCCCCTCGGGACCAGCTTGTTCCAGACGGTCAGCAACAGTCGCATCGACGTCCCCACCGACAGGCCCGATCTGGTGACGGCCTATTGGGGCTTCGGTGTACAGGATGCCCTCGTCCGGGGATCCGTTTCCGTTCTCAAGGTTGACTCGGCCTCTGCAGAGATCACTCTGGCCGACCCCATCCCTGTTGGAGCTTCGGTCTACGCCACCTTCTACTACAACACCCTGAAGGATGAGGAATACACCCTCACCTGCGAGTCGGCCGGGGGTTCCGGATCTGGAACCTATTCGGTAGCCGACTCCGACGGCAACGCGCTGTTCTCAACCGTGTTCGGCTCCCGTGGAGTCGGTCTGGCCGAGGATCCCGTGTTCCCGAGTGGTTCCGTCAAGATGCCCGATGCCCGCCACGAGGTGATCGGAGGGGATGCCTTCACTGGACCCCTCGAGGAGGATGTGACCGTCGAGTTCATCGACAAGTTCGCTACGCCTCCGAAGTGGACATACCCTGGACCGGGACCCTTCTGGTTCGCGTCAGGTACATCGGATGACCTCGAGCTCACCGTGGTCGGCAACGCCGTGACCTCGGACATGACCCTCGATCTCTCGAAGCCCTCCGGCTTCACCGGCGGTGGCGGCGCGTGCGCTTTCATCATCGGTTCCGAAGTCGCATACGACGACGCAGGTGCTTCCACACACACCATCGCAACTGGAACGGACGACGGCATCCACATCAACGTGGATGGGGTCTCCCTGGATGCGACGGCTGGCGCTGGCGCCGACAACGTGTCTGCATACGCTGATGCCCTCAACGCTGTGTCCGTGACCACGGCGGCAGAGTACACCTCTGCCGGCCGGTTCTCCGGGTGGGTCTGCGGTGCGGGTGATTACGACACCATCACCTTCCACTGGACCGGATCGACCTCCGGTGTTTCCGGGCTCAAGGTGTGTACGATTGCCGCTGACACCTATGCCACCCCTGCGGATCTCGCTGCGGCGGTACAGACTGCGTTCACGACTCCCGCCGTACCATTCGGAGATGCCGACGATGCACCGGGCATCGCCGTGTCAGCCAACACCAAGGGCCAACTCGTGTTCGCCGTGACGACCTCGACCAATGACGTCACTGGCGGCGTGCTCGAGTTCATCGGGGATGGGAGTGCCACCGACTTCTGCGTACTCGCAGGAATCGACTGTGACACAGACACCGCGCGCGGCCAGACCAAGATCCTGGCCGGTTCCCCCGTGGCGAAGCAGTACTCCATCGCGGGTGCTGGTGCCGAGTTGATGCACGACAGGCTTCTCCTTCGGAACCGGCTCCTGGCCGGTGGCAGCTCCATCCACCCTGAGTCCATCGAGGCTCAGGCATCGGTTGAGATCGTCTCCGGAAACGCGCTCGCCTTCCTCGGGATTGATTCGGGCACCATCGTGTATGCGAACTGCGATGCCGTCATTCGACCCGCCACCATGACCGCACAGACCGGCTGGTCCGGCGGGCAGAACGGCGGACAGCCCGTTGTGACCTTCTATGATGGGACGAACCCGAGCAACCCCGACAACACGACCCTCAAGTTCAACATCGACGGATACCCCGTCGAGGTCGGCTTCGGGGGGAATGGTGCCGGTGCTGATGTGGCTTTCGGTCCCGCTGTTGCGGGCAACGGATCGGTGATCGACCTGATCGCCACCGCCATCGCCGCTGTACATGACGACTATGCTGCCGCCGCAAACGTCATCACCGCTGGCCTGGTTTCGCAGGAGGGTGCGACGCTTCGCATCACAAGTGCGGCATCGGGTCCGAGCTCGTCGCTGTCGGTTTCCGACGGTACGGCCAACGGCGTCCTCGGGTTCACCAACAACTCGTCGGCGTCCCGGTCTTCGGTGACCACACAGGCGGCTGCCAATGCTGCCAACAGTCACGGTGCCGACATCGACTGGCTCCTGGCCTGGACCGGCGTGGTAGGCACCATTTCCGGGGTTGCTCTCGCTGATGCGGCAGTTGCCGCCGACGGCAAGGGGTACATCTACATTCAGGGCAACTTCACGGGCACAGCAGCGTCCGTGGCCGTGGATGAGGATGCAGCCACCAGCGCACTCCTTCCGGGTACGGGACTCCTTGCCGAGGACGGCGACGGAGCTGTGGGTGAGGCTGGAGTTTCCGGGTTCACTGTCACCTCCTCCGCTGCAAGCGGTTCGGGTTCGGCGGACACCTCGAGTCTCCAGACCACTGGTCTCGGACAGGATGGCGTGGTGGGGCAGACCTACCGCGACTCCATCACGGGTCTGTCGTTCACTGTTCTCCCCCTCGAGGGCGGGAACAACTACACGGACGGCGACACGGCCACCTTCACCCTCAAGGTGAGGGAGGCATCCACTTGTGATGCGAACATCCCCGTGAACACCATCCCGGGCATCAGCCTTGTGGTGTCGAACACCGTTGGTGTTTCCGAAGCGGACACCGCTGCCATCGAATGCAACGAGCGTGGTGGGGCGGAGCCGGCCATCGGTGACATCTACTATGTCAGCTATGACTTCTCGAAGAGGGACTACTCTCCGAGGGTGTACACCAAGATGAGCTCAATCGAGCGCGCCTTTGGTCTGCCTGGAGCCGACAGTCCGACCGCCCTTGCGGCGTACCTCATGCTCCTCAATGGTGCATCCGCAGTCGGTGTCAAGCAGGTGAAGAAGGACGCGGGGTCCACCAATGCAGGTGTCGCCTCGTACACCAACGCCCTCGATGAGTTGGAGGGCCTCCTTCCGGGTCGCATCCGGCCGAGTGTGCTCGTCCCGCTCGTCCCCTACACCCTGGAGCTTGCCCAGTACCTCAGTGCTCACTGCGCTATCCAGTCGGACATCCGGCACCGGGCAGAGCGCACCGCAATCCTCGGCTTCCAGGCTGGGACTCAGCCTTCGGAGGCTGCGGACGCAGCCAAGAGTGTGGGCGATGCGAGGATCCGCCTCCTGTACCCCGACATGCTTACCGTCACTACGACGGACGCTGACGGACGGGATACCGAGCAGCTCATCGACGGTCGTTATCTGGCGGCCATGATGGCGGCGCGTTCATCCAGCCCCAACCGCGACCCAGCGTCCCCGTGGACGGGGACCAAGTTCGTTGGGACCAACGGGCTCTCCCGCATCCTGGATCCTGTCACCCAGAACCAGGTGGCTGCAGCCGGGGTCTCTGTCTGCGAGGACAGGCCTCCGTTCATCAAGGTGCGGCACGGTCTGACCACGGACATGTCCAGCATCATGACGAAGACTCCGACGGTTGCCCAGATTGCGGATTTCGTCCAGCAGCAGTCCCGGGACACTCTGGAAGGGTTCATCGGCGTCAAGTTCCTGCCGCAGATTCTCACGCAGGTTGAGGGCAGGATCGCTACGATGTTCAAGACCATGGTGCAGGGCCAGATTGTGGCGGGGTACACGGGCATCAAGGCAAGCCTCGACCCGAACGATCCAACTGCGGCCAAGGTTGAGGCGTTTTATCAGCCGGTCTTCCCGCTGCTCTACATCGTCCTGACCTTCAACATCAGGGCGTCGCTGTAGGAGTTGGACTCTGAATAGGGGGTCCCGATGGACTACAGAACCGTAGTAAGAAGCATGATCGACGAGCTCGCTGACACCCCTTCGGGGGTGCCAGCGGATTCCGTCCTCAACCACATGGTGGGGAGGGTTGCAGACATGCACGAGAACAAGACCGCTGCCGGCGTCTACAAGAGTGTAGAGAAAGCCTTCCACGAGGCCGTCGAGGACAGGGACGGATCCTTCGGGAAGTTCAAGTGGAAGGGCAAGCAGGTCACCAGCGTGGACGACGACGAGGGCTTCAACATCGACGTGGAGACTCCTGAGGAAGGCTCCATGGAGATGGAGATCAGTTTCTTCTGGGAGGACGACACCGGCGAAGCCATAGAGAGATACGTCGAGAAGACCGTGCATCATGCACTGAAGGATCTCGATGTCGAGTTCGGCGACCGGGACCAGGACGACGTCTACGGGGAGATCCCCATCGGCTTCTTCGCTGACAACCCCGACCAGGAGTTCGCCTCCGACTTTGCACAGGTCTACGCCACCCCGAACGGGAGGGACAAGATCCTCAAGATCAAGGTCCGGGGAGCGCTCGGTAGAGGTGGCCTCCTGGAGTTCTGGATAGATGTCCAGATCCAGGTCGGCCTTGAAGTGGTCGTGGAGCCTATGTGATGGACGGACCAGATCCAAAGCGGGTTGCCCGCGCAGCGGCGAAGAAGGACATGGGGGGAACCAAGCTCCGCAGCGCCCTCTACGAGTCCGGGGACAAGATCACCTCCCTGGAGGACCTGGCCGGAGATGCCCCCCTCGATGCCGACTCCAAGTACAAGAATCTGGTGAAGAAACTGTCCCGGGCGCATGACGATCTGCGGAAGCACCTCGACGCTAACTACAACTGGGACTGAGGAGACAATATGAACAAACCAAATCCAAGGCGGGTCGCCCGACGGGCTGCATCCATGTCGAACACCCACCGGGACCTCATCCTGGACGCTATGGGATCCCTCAAGGACAGCCTCGAGGACTCCTTCGACTCCGGCGACCAGCACGATCTGGCCGCCTACATGGACGACGGTGAGGCGCTCCATTTCGCACCGTGGATCAACGACAACTTCGACGACTTCCAGGAACATCTGTTCGCCATCTTGGAGAACTTCGACAACCCGGACGGCTACGGATCCATGAGCCGCGAGCTCCGGGACGAGCTCACCTACTACCCGAAGCGGGACTATATGTCTCTCACCCGTAAGCTCCGCTGATCCACATGGCGCGGTATGCGAGCGTTTATTTCTCGCCAGGTAGAGGCGCCGACGATGTGGTCATCGGGTTCATCGACCGCTGCGAGGAGTCCCTGGATGCTGCGGTCTACTCCATCACCCACGACGGGATAGCCGAAGCCCTCATCAGGGCGCATGGACGCGGCGTGGCCGTGCGGGTACTCACCGACAAGTCCCAGGCCGGTTCGAGGTACGCCGATGACGAGCTCATGGAGGCTGCTGGGATACCCCTCCTCCGGGACACCCAGACAGGGGCGATGCACAATAAGTTCATGATCGGCGACGGCAGGGCCGTCGGCACGGGGTCTTTCAACTGGACGGCCAACGCAGCTCGCCGCAACGCGGAGAACTTCGTCGTCCTCCGCCTCTCATATGTCGTTTCGGCTTTCAAGGGGGAGTTCGACAGACTGTGGGCGGCCAACGGGCTCCCCTCGGTGGACGCCCTATAATCTGGATGGTAGCAGGGGCAGCATGGACATGACCCCTCAAATAGGAGAATACCATGACAGCGCAGAACAATGACAAGACCCCATCCCTCGGATTGCAGGGTCAGAGTTACCTGTATGACTATGGGACCAGTCCCAACACCAGGACTGCTGTGTCGCAGAAGGTACGCATCCTGACTCCTGTGTATGGCGACAACACCGCCCTGCATCAGATGGGCGTGGTCTCGTCATTCGCCCCCACTATGAGTCGGAGCGTGGAGCCTGTTCGCGGCATCGGCTTCGGTGACAAGATCGCTGAGCTCGTCCCGAGCGTGACGGAACCCGTCACAGGTTCCTTCGAGCGTGCCCTCCTGTACTTGTGCAACCTCTGGCAGGCCGCTGGCTATGCCTCGGGCGTGGACGGTCCTGTGAGGAGTTTGGCCCACCATCGCTGGCCCTTCGACATCGAGCAGCAACTCGTGTTCTCGACCCTTGCCGACACTGACGTGAACGTGGCCAACAACGGCTACGGCGGTGACAGCGGCGACTTCGACGGCGGTATCAAGGCGGTCACATACCCCACGGGGACTACGGACGGCGTCAACTTTGAGGGAGGGCCTTCGGCGACCCAGAGCGGCTCGGATGCGTTATCCAACCCTAATACTGGCACGACAGCACCAGGCCACACGGCCATCATCACCATGTACGAAGCGTGCTGGTTCACTGGGTGGAACACATCCTTTGCCAAGGATGCGGGCATGATCATGGAAACCGGTGAAGTGATGGTTTCCGATGTTCACGATTTCTCGTCCCTGTACGGAGAGTTCCTGGCAACAGGCAACGACCCGACCATCGGCCAGCTCGGTTCGGTCAGGTTCCACAGCTCGACAGGCTCCGCACAGAGTGGCGGCGGTGCTGGGCAGATGTTCGGTGCTGACGAACCCGAAGTCGAAGAACCCGAATAGTTGGGTAGGGATGCCGGGTAGTGTGCCTTACTGGGGAGACAGCCTATAACCGGTAGGGTTCTCGTCTCTCCCGGTGACTTCCCGGAAGGAGATAGAGAACAATGATCGACATCACCGCCCTTCGCAAGGCATTGGAACCCATTGGAACCCGGAATGTCCCCGAGGTTTCATTCGACTTCAACGGGACGCTCATCGTCCTCATGCCCCTGCGCCCAGCCGAAGAGGTCGCCGTCCAGAAGTGGGCTGCCGCTGCGGTCATGGACGATGACGAGGGGACCACCACCTCTGGTGTGGAGTATCTCGACCGGTTCAAGTTCGGATGCCTCGGGTTCTCCGTCACACGCGTCGGAAGCATGGATCTGCGGCATGTGGAGCATGTGGAGACGGGGGAGATTCTCCCCAACGGGACGGCTGTAAAGGTCACCAAGGATCATGCCGTACGCGACATCATCGCTGGATGGCCCCGCCCGGTCCTGGATGCCCTCTTCAAGAAGTTCACCGAGATGATGGAGCGGTACGAGTTGGAGGCCGACAAGATGGTTTCCTATGACCCCGTTGACAAGGAGGCCGAGATCGCCCGCCTTGAGGAGAAGATCGGCAGGCTCCGTAACTCTGCGCCCACAAATCCTGTTTCTGAAGCCGTTGCCGAAGTCGCTACCGCAAAGGAAGCGGTCGATGCCGTCAAGTCCGCGGTCGAGTCTGCGGTCAAGTCCGCTGAACCTCTTACGGAATCGTCTGACCCCGTAGGTGCAGAGCGTTCTCCTGTGATCCCATCCTCGGCACAACCCGTGCAGAGGGAGACCCCCGTTGAGTCGGAAACTGTGGATTTCGCGGCCCCCTTTGTGGAGGAGTCAGAGGATCCAGAGGAGAAAGAAGCCTCCAAATCCGTCAACCCAGGGTTCATCGACAAGGATGATGAGTCAGCTCTTGGTGAAGAGGCCGCCAGGATCAGTGAGATCCGCAAGAGGGCTGGGATGAAGACGGCGAAGGCAGCTGCACAGGCTTCCCGGGTCGGGCGGGTCGTTGCCCCGCACCATGCAGCTCGTGAGACAGCCAGTGAGACAGGGGGGGATGTAAAGGACGGAATCCCCGTGTTCAGGCCACCCACGCAGGAGATTTCCGGAAGGGAGGCCACCCACGCAGAAGAGGCATCCCACAGCTCCAGCACGGAGAACCCAAAGTTCCGTCCTCCTGGGAGATAGCCTATGGCGACCCTTCCCGCCACGACTCCTGAACAGCGTAGCGGGTTGTGGGGAGATGTTAGAGAACTGATCTCTCCAGGCTTTCTGACTCATAGGGTTGAACTCGATGGCGTCAGGATCTGCATTCGACCTCCACACCCATCGGATCTCTTCATGGTGGGCGCTGCAGCAGATGTAGACTCCCCAGAGTGGCTCGAGGACATAATATCTCGGTGCATCTGGATGGTGGACGGCATCAATCTACTAGGGGATAGAGGGATTCTCCCCACCGTGCGTGCCGTCGTTCGTGCCCTTCCCGTTCCTGCCCGAGCATCTCTATTCTATGCCGTTCTCGGCCTCTTCTACCGATCCCGGAGAGCTCATTCAGCGGTTTACGCTTACTGCTACGAGAATGATTCCCGGAATCTCTGGCGCAGCCTTGGAAAGCAGTGGCCCGTGGGCGACCACATCACGGGAGTCCCCGGATCCGCATCCCTCGGTCCCAATCATGTCCAAATAGTTTGGTCAATGTGGAACGATGCGGAGGACGACAGGTTGCAGGATCAGTATCAGTGGGCACTGACCAAGAACTCGATGGGAGTTCATGCCCCGAAAGGCATCAAGAAGGTCGATGCCTCCGATAAGAAGGAGGCTGAAAGGGTAGAGAAAGACCGTCAGAGGGTTCTCGACAAGCACTTCTACATGATTACGGGTGTGATCGACGATTTAGGGAAACTCGTGGGCGGCCAGGAAGCACTCAAGGGAGAGCTCACTTCGGCGCATACAGCCGATGAGCTTGCGGACGAGATGCGCCGTTGGGTCGCAGGCGATGACGATCATCACGATACGGTTGTCCGTCAGTATAAGGACCGCATCCGCCAGAACATGGTGGTCGAGGCAGAACGGCAGCGTGTGAATCTCGAGAATCTCCGTCGCGAGGCGGAACTGCGATCCGAGGAGTATGGCGGTGTCCCCGCACCTATCATTGGGTACACGCTCGAGCAGGTGCGGAATCTCATGGAGGAGAAGGGCACAACCCCGACTGGGGGGCGGGTGATCCACTCCCCCAGTGGTAGGAACAGGACCTATGACAAGTGGGTCGATAATGAACCTGGCGCAGGGGCATTGGACCCATCCAGTGGGGAACTGCGAGTGACTGGGACGATCCCCAAGCCCACCCCCAAGACTCCTGACAACAGGACGCTCAATGAGCGGATCGCCGCCAGACAACCCCGCACGGAGGGTGACGACTGATGTCTACCGTACTCGATGTCATTCTACGGGCTCAGGTTCAAGGCCTTGACGACTTCACCAAGAACCTCCGCTCGGCTGCGGAGGAGTCGTTCGATCTCGACTACTCCAGACTTGAAAAGGGTTTCAAGAAGGCGGGGGACCAGTTCACCAAGATGATGAAGCAGGCGGTGGACCTGGACATCAAGTTCGACGTCTCCAGCCTCCGCACCCTCAAGCGGGAGTACACCTCCCAGATGGGGGCCGCCGCTGTGGAGGTTGCCAACCTTGAGAGGAAACTCAAGGAGGGGAACCTTGACGCTCTTGGGAAGCGGGCGGCCAAGGCCGCAGTCCAGACGCAGAAGTTGGCGATGAAGGAGGCCCAGAAAAGGTTCGATAAGGAGATCAAGACACAGTCCCGGGTGCTCGACATGGCCACCCAGCACGTTGAAATGGTCAAGAAGGGCTACTCCGAGGCCGCCTCCGAGCTCTCCGACGGGTTCTCGGACGCTGTCGGGGATCTTTCGTCAGCTCTACAGAGTGGGGACCTCGGCGGCATGCTCAAGGGTCTCGGGAAGAGTGCGAAGGGGATGGGCGGCAAGATGGAGGGCAAAGCTGCTGCAGCTGGCCCGCAGGCCGGCGGCATGACGAAGATGCTGGGCGGCATCGGCAAACTTATGGGCAAACTCGGGCCCGCCCTGATGGCAGTCGGTGCCATCGCTGGTGCATTCATGATGGTGGCTAAACTGATCATGGACGCTGACGACAAGGTGAAGGAGTTCAACAAGGAGCTCGTGGACAGCGTGGGTGGGGCTACCCTGCTGGCCTCCCAGTTCGGGGATGTGGGGAAGTCGATGAAGTCCGTGCGGGACTTCGCCCGAGGGCTCAAGTCCCAATGGTCCCTGAAGGCTATGGACAAGGAGCTCGTCGGCATCATTGGAGGCTTCGACGAGGCCGGTCACACCATGAACGAGATGACCAATGATCTCGAGGATATGACGTCTGCGGCGGCCGACTTCTCACACAACATGGAGATCGCCCTCACCTATTCAAGGCTTCTCGGGATCGATTCCAAGCAGATGGCTACCGACATGGGGACCTATATGGAGGAACTCGGTCTGACCATCGACGGTGTTGCGGCCCGGTTCTCCTCCGTTACGAGGGCCGCCATGGATTCTGGGTTCGGGGTCAAGCGGTTCTATTCGATGGTCCTACAGGCCACCTCCGGGATGAGCATGTACAACGTGCGCCTCGAGGAGGCCTCCGGGCTCCTCATCCGCATCGGGAAGATTCTGGGGTCCAAGGTCGGCGGGGAGTTCATGTCCAAGCTCGGCAAGGGGTTCGTCGATGAGTCCATGGTGGACCGCTACAAGCGGGTCATGCTCACCGGGACCAAGCGCATGAAGGGCATCTTCATGCGCTCCGCCGAGGACACCGCCCTGGACTTCACGGGGAAACTCGCCGACAAACTCAAGGGCAACAAGGAGCTCCAATCCGCCCTCACGGATGCCATGTCGGATGTGAAGGGGGCCGGGGGGGCCATCAAAACGCTCGGTGGGGGCGGGGCACTCGGTAAGGAGGATCGGGCTGCACTTATCAAGAGTCTGGGCTCAATGACTGACAAGCAGCAGGCGGTCATGCTGGCGAAGATCCGGGGCCAGGACGCCGACCTTGCGCGCGAGCTGGACAAACTCGTCGATGTGTCCCGCGGGGCGACCGGCAAGCAGGGCGACCTTGTGAAGCACCTCGACTCCCTCGATATGGGCGGCAAGCTGAACGCCCTGATGAACTCGGCCAAGGGTCTGTTCGGGAAGGAGCTGTACCAGCTCAGTGCCAAGCAGCTCGCCGCCGTGGAGTCCGCAACGGGCTTGTCCGGCGAGGCCCTGAAGGAGATGATGCAGATCAGCAAGGGCTTGGACGGCCAGTGGTCGATGCTCAAGAGCCTCAAGGGGAAGCAGGTGCAGGACCCCTTGGACGCCACGAAGAAGATCGCCCAGGAGTATGCGGGCAAGAGCGCCGAGGAGATCAAGAAGGCCCAGGCTGCGCAGGTCAAGTCCTCAGGGGCATACATGACCAAGACGGGGGACATTGTCGCCGCCAAGATCGACAAGGAGGGTGCCATTATCGCCGAGTCCATGACCCCCCTGAAGAACCTGGGCGACTATGTGCAGTCATCAGGGGACACATACGCTGGATCCATGGGTGATCAGGTGGCAGAGGACATCGAGTTGGCCCGGGAGATTGCCGACAACACCTGGAAGACGTCCAACGCCCTCGAGATGGGGGTCACCTGGTTCCTCGAGCGCATCTACGATGTGTGCCAGGGCATCTTGAAGTGGGTCATGCCCGGGATGTCGGAGGACGAGAGGGAGAACCGTGGCGAGGCGGTCAAGAACCTGGATGCGGTCGCGAAGGATCTTCGGGAGAAGAAGAATGACATGCGGATGGAAATCCGTGGAGAGCAGAAGAAACTGAAGAAGGAGACCGACCCCGCCAAGAGGGATGTCATCAAACTGAACCTGGAGAAGATGACGGAGGAGATGGAGAAGATGGACTTCCTGTCGAAGACATATCAGAAGGCAGGGAGAGACGCGTCCAATGACGACAAGTCCGGCAACTACGGCATATTCGGATGGTTCGGGTCGGACAGGTCCACGGAGGACTTTGAGAAGACGGCCATGACCAAGGCCGCCACCGACGATGAAACGAAGCTGCGGGCGCAGAAGACCATGCCGACGACGATGACGAGGGTGGCACACGAAGCGGAGATTGCTTTCACCGCAAGCGAGAGGGATTCATCGACGAAGGCACTGGAGGACGCCATCAACGGCCTCCTCGCTGACAAGGATCGGGGGCGGACTGGCAAACTCACCGAGAAGGAGCTCGCAAAAGCGGTTGTTACAGCGAACAATACGATCAAGGCCAACGTTGGCGAGGGTAGATACGACGACGCGAAGATCAAGTTCAAGGGCAGCACTAAGAAGTATGGGGGCAAGGGGGGAGGCCATTCGTACAACCCTGCGCAGCTCAACATCGGGCAAACAGACATATCCCCGCAGATCCTCTCAAACGAGGAGGTCACTGAGACCGAGACGCGATTCCGGTTGAAGCCAGGCGCCCAAATGGCCGCCAAGAACAGAAATCCATCAGGTAAGGGGGGCTTTACAATGAAGTCGAGAGCGGAGAACCCCGAGCTCTACGAGAGTTACCAGCATTCGGAGACCTCGAAGCAGAGTACGTTCGACCCCGAGAAGCTCGGTAAGTCCATCGAGGTGATCAGGGAGGCCGAAATCCAGGCGGCGCAGGAGAAGGCACTCCAGGCCACAATAGGTTCTATGGTAGGAGACACCTCCGCCATCGCAGAGGGGATCCGCAAAGAGGGCGAGGCACGGAAGGTGGAGATTGCCCGTCTCAAGACGGTGCAGACTGCCACCGAGAAGCTCGAGAAGGGCGAATACGCCGTCGCCTACGCCAAGGAATATGTAAAGGCCATCAAGAAGGAGAAGGCACTGGACGTCGCAAGGGCGGCAGGTCTTACAGGGCGCTCGGCAGAGGTAGCAGCGGACGCCCTCGTCGCTGGCAAGGCCCCCGCAAACGTCGTTGCGGGCCTGAAGGGGACCCGAACCCGGAAGAAGGCCGACGGCAGCGGCAGCGAAACAGTTAGGAAGACGGCGGGTATGGAGGGCATTCTCGGCTCCGAGTTTGGAAAACTGTGGAGTAAGATCGAAGCGGGCCGCGCCAAAGACTTCCTGTATGTGGCGGGCGAGGGGGTCACGCACATCCCTGAAACGACCCAGATGATCGGGGTCGATCAGAGGGACACGATCAAGAGGGGACTCGATGCCGACGGGAAGGCGACCCTGATGGGGAGTTACTCCGGCAGCCCCGCCAACCGGGCCCTGGCCGGGGGAGGTGTCAACCGGGGCGTCTCGGGCCCCGCCAGTGGCGCACCGGGCGCACCGGGTGCATCTGGCGCATCTGGCGCCGTCTCCATCCACGTACGCAACGACACGGACGCCAGGCGCCTCGTCAAGCTCATCCAGACGACTGTGGGAGCGATGAACGGCGGTGGCACGGGTAGGCGAAGGGGGAAGGCATAGATGGCTGATTTCGCAGATGCCATCAAGTCCGCCTTCTATTCGGCGGAGGACGCTGACAACGGCATGGGCGTGCGCCCTGTCATATTCGATGTCATATCCCCGGACGGGGAGACCAGCCTCCTCCCTGACGACCTGAAGATGGTCCTGCACGTCAACCCCAGCTCCCTGCAGGTCACCTACGAGAAGCTGATCGAGCGCATCCAGACGTTGGGTGGGTGGGTGGAGCAGCACTGGGGCGACGGAGCTGTGAACCTCACCCTCGAGATGGCGACGGGCGGGTTCATGCGACTCGGATCCGGCCTGTCGAACGTCACGGGTCCCAACCAATCCAACGCTGTCATCGCTCCAGTGAGTGAACAAGCTATGGATCTCGGCGGAACCCGGAGGGAAACGATAGCCTACGACAAGTATTTGGACATGCTGGCACTGTTCCACCACAACGGATCGATCTACGACTCCCGCGGGGCCATCGCCATGCAGGGCATGATCAAGATCACCTTCGACGGCATGTCGTGGTTCGGGTGGTTCAACTCCTTCTCCGTACAGGAGGAGGCTGACAAGCCTTACCAGTTCTCCCTCTCCGCAGCCTTCACCGTGCAGCGGGAGGTCTTCGAGCTCCGCACGTTCCCAGCTCTCGGCGACAACTGGGCAGACGGGTTCAAGCCCAGCGGGGGTGTGTGATGGGGTGGCAAACCGACAATGAAGCTGCGGTCAAGGCGGTCAAGGAGGCAAAGACCGTTCAGGAGGTGTCCAACGCCGTTCCGTGGCCCCCAGGGAGGGAGGATCACTACAATGCCGGGTTCCTCATGCAGTACGGACCCGAGGATCTAGGGGGGAACGGATCGACCTGGTACGGATCCGAGGCCGCTGCACTCAAGGCGGCCCAGAAGGAGGCTCTTGCAGGGCTCGCAAAGGACGACGGGGATCGTGGATCTGAAGAATACTTCTTCAACACCGATTGGTCCAAGGCAACCGACTCGTACAGGACCGTGGTCTATCAAGGTAGGCCCCCGATGGAACTCGACTCATCCATCAAGACAACATCCATCGACTCGGCCTGGGACCTCGTGTCGCAGTACAGACATCAGCCCTCTGAGGTGTTCTCGAAGCTCTCCAATCAGCGCATAGACATGAACTTCTCGCCACAGCCGGGGCCGCCCATCTCCGGGGAGAACGCCTTCCTCCGGACCCTGTCCCCCTTCACCATCCGACTCCTCCCGCCGGAGGACATGATGGAGCAGGCATCCGCAACTACGACGGTCACGACCAGCTATGCCATCGCACAGGCAGCTGCGAACGCCGCCGGGTTCGGGTCTCCTGATCTCGGGTCTGACTCCCTGGCCAACGTCCAGGCGGCCACCGCCGGCATGGCGGCTACAGGGGCATTGAACACGAAGAAGGCGGGCATCATGACTACGCACGACCTGGCTTCAATCTACAGCCAGGTCGCAGCCATGGCCATGACGCCCCCTCTCGTGCTGTTGATCAACCCCTCAAGCATGAACATCCAGTACCAGAAGCTCCAGCAGTTCCAGACGAGGACGCGGAATGGCTACATCTTCCAATCCTGGGGGGAGGCGCAACCGACCATCAGCTTCTCGGGCCGCATCGGGGCATTCTACGCATCGGAGAGCCTTTCGGAGTCGAGGGCATGGGCGAACTTCGGGTACACCCCCTGGGGGATCTTCCAAGGGGGTTACGGGGAAACATCCACATCCACGGGAGTCCAGGAAGCGTCCCGACGGGATTCGGCATCATTTCAGAACCTTATGGGGTTGTTCCAGGTCTACCGGAACAATGCCTACGTCCGGGACGGTGTGTCCGGATCTGGGGCCAACCACATGATCGGGATGGTCTGCATCGAGTATGACCAGTGGGCCTACTATGGCCACTTCGGGAAGTTCGACCTCTCCTTCACGCAGGAGACCAACCTCGGAGGCATCAACTACAGCTTCGACTTCACATGCTCCCGAATCGAGGACAGGGCCACATCCTCCTACCATGTGCGTCCTCTTGAATCCCCCCTCAACATACAGTCGGGCGGGAGTATGCTCGATGCGGCTGGGAACACGGATCCCGTGGCCGCCGCCCTTGCGGGCAACCAGGGAGACATGGAGGAACCCCGGTGGATGAAGGAGGGGTTCGCCTGGCCTGCCTACGAAACAACGAATCAGACGGAGACCGTCGTCGGGTACGGGTCCGAGTCCTGGGACAGCAAGATGGGCGGCAAGGGTTGGGAGGGGACTGGCCTCCCAGGGAAGACTGAATGGGATGCTGATGAAATGGACGAGCCTGTGCCTGATACGGAACCTGTGTCTTATTCTGATGATGAGGCCGGAGATTCCGCACAGTCCGTGGACGCGGTCCTGGCCCTTGTAGCCACCCTCGGGATCGATGACACTGATGCCCTTGCGGAGATCACCGCCCTCCTTGAGATCCTCGCCACCCAGCAGCAGATCATCTCGGATCTTCCCTACCCGCCGGTGACCCCCGTGGATCTTGCCGCTGCCGAGACTGCAACGAGGGCTGCCGTTGCCGCAATCGACCAGATGATCGCAATCATATACACGCTCGACCCAGACCTCTCCCTGCTGGAGAGGTCGCAGGCGGTGTCGAAACTGGTGAAGGCCCGCAACAACCTCCGGGTGTATTGGGAGGCCATCAACCCAGGGGCGGTGACGGCCACAATAGATCCGGGCGTGTCCGGGGTAGATTTCTAAATGGCGGACAACCAACAGACGAATCGACCCTACGGGGGAACATGGCGCCCCAATCGCAGGGGCCTCGTCCAGTACACGCCGGACTGCCTCGTCTTCATCAACGGTGACATCGAGCTCTCCACCATGCAGGCGACCCGCAAGAAGGTCCCCTTGCAGCCCTTCATCACGGCGGTGTCCGTGGACTCGTCCACCGAGGCGGGAGGGGCATCCGCATCCATCTCGATGTCTATCCCCATGAACTTCGCCAGCGAGTATTTCAGGGAGGGTGAGTCGGTACTCATGCCCGGGCTCGAGGTCCATATCTACATGAGGGGATTCCACCCCATTCCCGGTGTGGCCTCCATGGAGACCGACTCGGCCACGGCAGACGAGCTCTCGGGCATTGTCGAGGAGCTGGGGGCCGACCCCAAGAAGCTCGCCGTCCGTCCCTGGTATCACTGCTTCCACGGCGTCACCATCAGCTCGAGTCATTCATATTCGGGCGGGTTCTACGAGGCAGGCCTCGAGTGCGCCGGGATGCTGCACTTCTGGCAGTTCATGGACATGTCCACGAACGCCTCCCTCTTCGGATCCCGTCCGAGGGGATCCCAACTCAATATGAGTCTGGTAGGACACAACTACACCAACATGTCCCCATTCTCGATCATCTACTCACTCTTCCGGGACACGGCGGGAGCTGCAGGAGCGGTGGCATGGGCTCTTTCAAGCTCGTCCAACCAGTCGGGCATGAACGCCGACGGGGACTTCAGCTTGTTCGAGGCCACCTCGCTCTACTGGCAGAAGCGGTTCGCCTCGAAGATGTATGGCCTCCGGATGTTCGGGGCCAACGGGGAGATGTTCACCACGGCGCAGGCCGCCGTCATCGGGAGGATGAGCTCGTCCCAGCTCTCCAGGACGGCGCTGGCGGCGTACAAGGCGCAGAGTAAACAGAAAAGTTCAGCAAAAGACCCCCTGAAGGCCCACGGACAGACCCCCGCCAGGTTCCTCGCTCCCGGGGTCGTAGCGATTGCGCCCAAATGGACGGTTTCCTCGACCAC